GTCATTATTATAAATATACTAAAACAGAATAAAATAATAGAACAACAGAGTAATATTGTGGTATCTCTAACTATTCAAACCATAAAGAATAGATTGTTCTATCTTATATGAATATGATGACTTTCAGACTGTAAATTATTTATAATTTATGATGTAGCTATGCCTGTATTCATTATTAAATACATTATGAGTTAGTATTACATTCCTGCTTTATGTAATATTATGAACCTTTGAAACAAGTATAATAGATAGAAGTCTTATATTTAAAGTAAATCTTATAATGTATTTTTTATTAACCCAACAAAATCATTTAACATGAAAGAATTAGAAGAAAAAAAGCCAGATAAGATTGAAATTACTAAACAACAAGTTCAGGAAATTCAAACTGTATTAGAGGGAAGAATGAGACCTCAAAAGAATCATACTCTATTTGAAGTAAATTTAGAGAAGCAAACTATTGAAAAAGCTATCTTTGATGAATTACCAGCAGTAAAATTTGAAGATGCCATGAAAGGTAATATTGTTGCTCAAAAGAAAATTACTAAAAAACCACATTGTATTTATATCTCTGCATTAAACATTAAAAATGTTATCAAAATAATGGCAAGAGATTATAATATAATTGTAAAATAATAAAATGTTAGTTGGTATCACAAGATATTTGTAATTCTTGCTGTTGGTAAGCCTAATATTTTTAATATAATAGATTCATCATAAGATGTAGAAATGCTGTAGTAGTGAATAGTTGTGAGCATTACTCAATTTATTGTTTGTACAGGCATAAATGAAGGAATACACTACGAAGAAAGTTGAAATCACTTTCCTATTATATTTTTTTATCATAGCTTTATAGAGTGGCTTAATTAACTCTTGTAATGATAGTAGAAAATGAAGAGTAATAAATAGAATGTACAATTCCTATTAGAATTACTCTTCAAACTACTATTGAATTTTTAATTTAATCATTTAATTATGAAAGAACCAGATTTTTATGTTAGACCATTCCATACACTTGATTATGATTCAAAAGTATATGATATGAAAGGAAATATTGCTTTTGAATTTATTAATGTGTCAAGAGAAGAACAAGGTAAGATATTATATAGATTAAATGCTATAAATAAAGATACAGAAGAAATACCTGATTATAATCCTATAAATTATTATCCATCAACTTCTATTATTACAAGAAATCATGGAGAAAGATTCATTATGATTAGAGGATGGAGTAATTTAACTTCAAATTATCAATTTAATACTAATAGAGCTTCTGAAATTCAAGAAAATTTAGGAAATTGGTTAGTAGAAAGATTGAGTTCTTAAATTTAAAACAAATAAATATGACTATAACATTAGCAGAATTAAGAAGAAGAAAATTACTTTCTCTTGATGAAAGAAGATATTTAAAAAGTTTAGATTATCATAAAGTATTATGTATTAATTCTGTTGGAGAGAGAATTTGCATTCATTTTTTTCATATTAATGAAATCAATAGTGTAATAAAAGAACTTGAAGAACTAATTGATAAAACACCAAATGATATTTATACTAAAACAGGTAAAACTGTTGCTTTTACATTAGCCACATTTATTAGTTTTAAATTCAAAGCTGTAAGAAATAAGAAATTATTAAAACCATTACCACATCATAAAGAATTTGAAAAATCTTTTGATAGTAAAAAAACATATTTGATTTTAGATAACCAAACAGGTTATTATAAAATAGGAAGAAGTATAAATCCTCTAAATAGAGAAAAAACTTTAAAAGCTGAACAACCAAATATTACTTTAATTTATACTTGTGATGTAGATATAGAAAATTATTTACATAAAAAATATAAACATAAAAGAATAAGAGGAGAATGGTTTAATCTAACAGAATTTGATGTAAAAGAAATTGAAGAAATTTACTTTTTGAAGAACAAAGAACCAAATATTTAAAGAAACTTCATAGTTATAGGTCTTTCACAGAGTGATGAAGTTTTGTTTCTTGTCTGCATGGCAGCGAAGAAGAACTTCGTGAGCAAAGTTATAAGAAATAAAATTAACAATCAAGTATTTTCATATCAATATAAAAATACTTATTAACAACTTTTTAAAATGGAAGAATTAGTATCATATCTAACAGCTAAATTAGCTAAAGATAAAGGATTTGATATATCAACTCAAGATAAATACCAATTTATTAATTGGGAACATCCTGAAATGGGTACAATATTAAATCAGGGAGAAAGAAGATTTGGTGGAATATCTAATTGGAATCATTCTTGTTTTCAAGATAAATATAGACAATATGTATCAGCACCTACCCAAAGCCAATTGCAAAAGTGGTTAAGAGAAGTTCATAATATTAATGTCTGGTGTTTTATTGTTGATGAAAATATATGGTTGAACAATATAGCTTCACATAATTCTCCTATTCAAGGAAAATATGAAGAAGTATTAGAAATTGGACTTCAAGAAGCACTTAAATTAGTTATAATTCCATTACCTTCTTTAGATGCTGGTAATTAACAAATCCTTACAAACATTATGAACTTTGAAACTGTAGTAATATATAGTGATGATGACATTATAGATGTCATACATGGTAAAAATTCTGAATTATTAAGAACTCTTAAAAAACATGAAACTTGGGAAACCATGATGGAAGAGCTTGATGAACATAATAAAGAACCAAAAAATATTAATGAACTTTTGTTAGAGCATGAATCTTCATTAATAAATAATCCTTATTCTATCAGAATAAAATTATTTAAAAATCAAAATTATAAACCTTAAAAATAACACAGATGAAAAATCTTAAATTTTTATTACTAACTTTAGTAAGTTTAGTAATATTCTCTTGTTCAACAGATGAAGTTGCAAGAACCTCTTCTGAAAATCAATTCAAAGTAATTGTTTCAGCAAGTATTACAACCAATAACTGTAATACAATTACAAGTCCTTATATTGTTGATACTCAATTTATATCTGACAACAATATAGAAACATTTACTAATACAGGAAGTAATCCTTCTCAAATTGATTATGAAAAAGTATTAAGTGGTAATGTTATTGGAGTTAAACTTAAATTACCAGCATTCAATAATGCTAATGCAAATTCAGGTAAAGGTATAGCTGTTCAATATGTAACAATTAAAATAATAAATGTTCAAACTGGAGAAGTAGTTTTAAATAAAACACATACTCAAACTTTCCAATTGTTTATTTGTATTGATACTATTTATGATGGTACATTGTTATATAATACTCAAACAAACACTTATACTATAACAAAAAGTGAGTGGCAATTTTAAAAAAATATTAAAATTAAATAAATAATTATGAAAGAAGTCTTAAAAGTTTTTGGAGTATTGGTAGTTATATTATCATTATCCTTTTTAATTGGATTATCAGTAAGAAGCTGTAATCAAGGTGTAAAAGCTACACACATAGATGATGCAACCATTGTTTATGAAGAATATCAAGAGATATTCAATACTTGTTCAAAATTGAATACTGATTTAGGTAATATGCAAAGTTTACCTGAAACTGATAAAATGTTTGAACAATTTAGTAAAACTCAAAGAGTTAATACTATAAAAACTCAATTAAATCATTGGGTAGAGGTTTATAATGGTAAATCTAAAATGTGGGGAAGAAGTTTATGGAAATCCAATGAACTACCATATCAATTAGATGTAAATCAATTTTCTAACTATAACAAATAAAAATTATGAAAAAGATATTTTTAATATTAGCATTAACATTTTTATTATTTTCTTGTGAACAACAAGGAAGAAATAATAAATCAGCTTTACATGAACAAGCTCAAACTGAAGTAAATCAACAACAATTGAATCAAGTTCAACCAGCTCCAAGAATTACATGGTCATTAGAAAGAGATAATCTTATTAAGAGATTCAAACTTCAGAATGATAGAACAGTAATGTTTTATATGTATATTTTTATTGAAGGAGTTCAAGACCCAATTGGATATTACCAAGTTAATAAAATTAGTTCTGTTAATTCACAATTAACTAATACTGAACAAATTATAAAAAATTCTTCTTATGAAGCTGGGTCATATTCAGTCTTACCAAGTCCTGCTGAAGATGGTAGTTATGGTACAAATGGTGATGCAGTATTTGGTTTTACACCAGAAGATATTTATATAGAACATAATATGAAATATGTTGTATCTACTGTTCCATTATCATTTAGAAATCCTGTTAATAGATTAACTATTATATCTGTTAAGGACCAAGCAAGTTTAAAAGTCTTAATGGACAAAATAAATTAAAAATATAAAAAACATAAGGTATATTACTTTATGTTTTTTTATTATATAACCCTATTTCAAAACCCTCACTTATTTGTAGCATTACAATAAAGTTTCTCTTTTAAGAGTATTGTAGTTCAAGGACATTAGAGTGTGAATATTAACCCAACATAAAATTATTAACAATGACAAAGAGAAACAGAATATTAGTAGGAAGATTAGTAGCTTCTTCTAATAAGATAAGAAACATTATGGGAAAAAGATTAGAAGTAGAAGTTAAATACATTCAAAATGGTTTAACTAATAGAATAATCTCTCAAAATGTAATTGGTGTAAGAGCAAGTCTCCACTACTAAAACATCAAATGATTTAAAGTCCAATTAATTTTGGACTTTATTTTCATAACTTTTTAAAAATTAATCTTATGATTGAAAAAATTAAAAACTTCTTTGCTCCAACCAAAGCACAAAAAACATATAGTCAAGCAGAAAAAGTTATATTTCTTATGCAACAAGAATTTGATGTTGATGAACAATCAAATATTCTAATAGAAATGAGAAATATACTTATAGCTGACAGAAAAAAACAAATAGATATTTTAACTAATGATTTAGCTAAATTAGAATCTATGTAAGAAACATTGTTGATAGAGTTGGGTTTATTAACAGAAGATGAATGAATCATGTAATCCTTTAATTAAAGTTTTGATTCATTCATTTTTCTAAAAATTAAATTTCAAGTAGAGAGAAAAAAGTTCTGGAAACTCTCAATAATATTCCAGGTCATTGACATAGCACCAATCTTCTAAATTGGCAGGACAGCTTAATTAATGTATAATAAAAACTTGAAATTTATCCTTTAAATTAGTAATGAAAAATGTCCAGGTCTGTGGGGCAATAAAAGTACATGAGGAAAATTACCACAGGAAAAACTTACAACTGTATGAAATATAGCAGATGTCCTTCATGTTTAAATTGTAAATGATAATAAATACCTTGAATTTCGGTAAGGAGTTAATTGAGAACCTCTATTTTAGGAATAGTGTATCAGTTTATTAAATATGTTACAGCTTTTATTATATTACTAATTTATCTTATAAATCTTTTGCTTTCTTCATTCAGAATTAGTGAGAATCTTATAGAGAAACTACCTGTACACAAGGCAGGTCAAAAGATTTTAAAATACCATGTCTTCATTTCAGATGATATTAATAGACATTAAATACAGAATCATCAGTTCAGCAATCTCCAGTTAGTAATTATTCAAGGAAATCAGAGAAATGTGTCAGGATTAACATTGAAATATTACAGGGTAAAGAAAGATGCATATTTCTTACTAACAAAAATACTTATATAATAAGTTTGGTTCTATTATATAAGTATTTTTTATTACATTAATAATTTTCATAATATATTCATCTGTGTATGTGAATGTGTGGAGTAAGCAGATAGGACACACACCAAACCCTAATGGTTTATGGCGGAAAAATAAATTTCCAAAATAGGGGAAAATCAATAGTTAAGATAACTTGACAGCTTGGAAAGACAAGCATTTTTTAAAAAAAGGGGTGGTCTGGTATTGATTGCTTGTGTTAAGTATTATAATTCAGCACAGAGAGATAACTGTTTAAAACTAAGGTGAAATCAAGTAATTGGAAACACAAATAATAGTGTAGTGTCTTTAGAAGATAACGCACAAGTTGAAGCAAATATGAATATGGTTTTCTCTTTAATTAGAGAAGATGTTGCAGTTGCTGCCTAAACATCAGTAGGGTTTTGTGTGTTACCCTTATAAATAAATGCTCTGGTGGATTCGTCATATTGAGAAATCAGTTTGACCCTGTTCTAACATGAAGAATTGAAAGAGATGTAACCCTGAATGGTAGTCCAGATGAGGGTTTAAGTAAAGTTCTGCTACTAAAGCTGTATAAAATTATAATATCGAAATAAGTAAGACCTGGGTTCGATTCCCAGCCACTCCACAACAAGCTGTATATCAGCAGTTTAAAGATGTAATTATATCATTTTAGAATTATGAGGGAAGTTCTCATAATCATTGGTTAAGACCTTGAAAAATAGGAATAAGAGTTCAAATCTCTTTGTAATTACATTCTTTTTAAAACTTAAAAGTTTAGAGTGCGAAATTAGACATAGTGGGAGCAACCCTACATACATAGTTGGTAGTATAATGTGGCTACAAATAATTTCTATCTAAACTTTTTTATAATATAACAAATGAATAAATCAATCCTGCCAAGCCTGTGTGAGTTAGTAATCTGAATTTCTTGTACCAAGATATATGATGAAGACAATATGCCAGTAAGTTCAGTCAATATTTATTCTCCGTTTGAGAATCATTTAGTTTTACACAAAATTAGAACAGTAAATTAAAATAAAGTTCGAGGTTAAAGCTAACCTATTAAATATGTAGATGCATAGCACAAAACATATTATGTTAAATATTCTTGTTGGTATTAAAAAATCCATAAGTTCTTTGATAGACTGATAGTAGAGCATTTTAAAATTAAGTTTTAAATTTGTTGTAAACTATTATTTCTATTATTCGGTAAAATGAGTTTTGGGGATTTCTCATTTTTTTTATCATTAATTTTATTCATTTATTTTTTAACATTTAATTTTTTACATTATGAACACAACAGTTCAAACACCAGTTGATTCTACAGTTGCAGAAGCACAAGAAAGAATCAGAAAAGAAATCTCAAAAGCAGGTTTAGAAGTTACAAGAGTATATAAAAGTGCTTGGCAAAAAGAAGGCACATTATCTGCTGAAATTAAACAGACTGTAAAAACCTTGAGTTTTTACCCAAGTAAGTCTGTAAGCAATGACATGCAAGACAACATTTTTGATATCAAAGATTTTGGTTTTAAAGAAAATGAACCTTATGAAAATGTTGAAACAAGAGTTGCTTGGATTGATGTTCCTGTAGATTCTACTATTGAATCTGTAACAGAAATATTGAAAAGTTTTCCTAATGCTACTCTTTACAGAGTTTTGTCTAACAAACCAATCTTAAATGATAGTCAAAAATATGCTATTACTGCTGGATTGACTACTATGGATGTTATTGGTAACAGACAAGTTGTTAGATACCCAGACAATCATCCTGATGCAGGAAGTTTGGTATTGGATGAAAATGGAAAATGTCAATATCGTCAAGTTTGCTTCAAAGTAAGCTCTATTGGAGATATGGACACAAGAACTGCTGAACCATTAGATGTATATCTAACAGCAGAAATTAAAAATGAATTAGAAGAAGCTGGTCAAAAAGTTCTTTAAACTAATTTATCAATTATTTACAGAAAGTGAAGATTTTTTCTTCACTTTCTGTTTTTTTACTAATGTTAAAAAATAAATTATTAATATGAAAAATTATTCAAATGGGATTAACAAGCCACCAAACAGACATTTTAAATGAATCTTTAGAAATACTTGAAACTTCTAAAAGGTTATTGATTAAAGGTTCTGCTGGAGTAGGAAAGACATTTATGGTAGATGAATTATTAAAAGTTTTATCTAAAGCTATTCCTAAATACAAATCTATTTATTGTTCTGCTCCAACAAACAAAGCTGTTTCAGTATTAGCTGGGAAAATTACAGAAAAAGAAGATGCTAAAAATTTAAGTTTAATTACTATTCATTCTGCATTGAAAATTGGTATGGTTACTGATAAAAATACAGGTATAAAAAGTTTTAAACCTTTAATTTCTAATAATCCTAAATATATGCCTTTAGTTGGTGTAGCATTACTAATTATAGATGAATCATCTATGATAGGAGAGGAAATGTTAGGTTGGATTGAAGAACATGCTACAATAAACAAAACAACTGTTATTTTTATTGGAGATGATAAACAAATAAATCCAGTAAAAGAAGAAGAAAGTCCTGTATTTTTACAAGGTTATCCAGAAGTAGAATTAACTGAAATTATCAGACAAGGAGAAGGTAATCCTATTATAACATTGAGTAGAAATATGAGTGCTATGTGGGATTTACAAGGAAGAACAGTTGATAATAAAGGTTTTGTTTATACTACAGATGAGGATAGAATTATTAATGAATTAGCTACTATAAATGGTTCTGATGAGTTAAAATATTTAGCTTGGGAAAACAAAGAAGTAGATAAAATTAATACATTAGTAAGAGAAAAAATTTATACTAATCCTGCAAAGATTGAATTAGGAGAAAGTCTTATCTTTGATGAACCTTATCAAACATATTTTACAAATCAAGAAATCAAAGTCAATACACTTGATATTGCTGATATTTCTTTCAATGTAATGATGGAAGAAAATCCTATGAAAATTAATGTAGTTGTATTAAAAACTTATATTGTTAATGGTAAACAGGTTGATGAATGGGGTGATGGAAAATTACAATGGAAAGGTGTTTTTATTATACACGAAGATGCAGAAAAACAATTAAATGCTGTATTAACTCTGTTAAAATATAGTTGTCTTAATAAGAAAATAAAATGGACATACAAAAATGCTTTTGAAGACAGATTTGCCAAAGTAAAATATAATCATGCTATTACAGTACATAAATCACAAGGAAGTACATATAAACAAGCAATTCTTAATGTTGGAAATATTAATCGCAATCCAAGTCAAAAAGAGAAAACAAGATTATTTTATACAGGTATCACAAGAGCAAGTGATTTATTAATTTTATACAATGTTTAAAAATGAGTAGTAATCGAAAAACTTATAGTTTAGAAGGTAAGATAATTGCAGTAACAAATGCAATTCAGATAGAGAGAAGAGATGGTAATCCATTTAACAAAAGGACAATTGGTGTAGAAACTAATGAAAAACAAATAGTATTTTTTGAATCACGAATTGATTTAGATACTCAATGGAAAATAGGAGAAAAGGTTTCTGTTCAATATTACTTTGCTGGTTCAATCAAAGGAGAAAAAGTATATAATAATATTATTGCTTCTAAAATTATTCCTAATGAGTAATAAATTGAGTTCCGAAGAATTAAGTGATATAATGATTGAAAGTCTTGTGTTAGCAACTATGTTAATTGAAAGATTTCAAATTATGGAAGAGAATAAACTTTTAGCATTGAAAGCAAAACAAAGTGTAAAAGGTTCTATTCCTCATTTAGAAAATTATGTAAATAAAGTATTTGCTGTAAAATCAGAAGATGCTGAACACATGAAAAAGGGAGCTACTTATGTAATGGAAATAATAAATAGAGTTGATAGAAGTCTAAAAACTACTAATTTAACAACCATTTCAGATAGAAAAACCTACCTACAAGAGTTTATAAATGATACAGCTTTATTTCCTGCTCAAAAAAAGGATTTATATGAGAAAATTAGAGATTCAGGAATTATAGAATATTAAAATTATGGCTGTAAAACAATTCACCTATCTTATTGGTTATCTTGGATTGATACCTCAATATCATACTATATATACTCCAGAGTTTTATAGATTTGAAAAAGAAAAAATACATCCTAAACACAAACAACCATTACCTCAACAAAATCTAATGTTGTCTAATAGAAGAAGATTTTTTAAAATTCATAAACCTTCTAAACAAGACAAATCATATAAAGGTACTGGTAAAAATTATAAATAATTATGAATCAACAATCTACATGGATATATGATGAAGAATCATATCCTAATTTATTTCTACTATCTGCTAAAAATCCTTTTACAAAGGAAAGAAAGAAATTTCAAATCAGTTGTTTAGCAGATGAAAGAGGTGATTTAGCAAAATGGTTATTGAATGATGTAGAAAATATGATTGGATTTAATAATTTATTCTATGATTATCCTGTTTTACATCATCTTATTACTAAATGTATGAATATGTCAGCACAAGATGCTTGTCTTTCTATATTTAAGTTTGGTGATAAAAAAATTAAAACACAAGGTAGTGGATTCAGTAAAGCAACTACTCCATTAAGAAAGCAAATTGACTTATTCAAAATTAATCATTTTGATAATAAGGCAAAAATGACTTCTTTAAAACTTTTACAATTTAACTTGAGATTGAATAATATACAAGAGTTACCATATCCTGTAGGAACATATTTAACAAGAGAAGAAATTTACAAAGTTATTGAGTATTGTGATAATGATGTTGATGCTACAGAATTAACCTTTTTCAAAACTCTACCTGGAATTGAATTAAGAGAGGTACTTTCACCTAAATATAACATTGATTTTACAAACTTCAATGATGTTAAAATAGGAGAACATATTTTTATTAGTAAGATTATCCAGAAAGCAGGGGAACATCTTGTTTATACAGAGTTTGAAACTCAATCAGGAGGAATCAGAAAACTACCAAGAAATACTATTCGAGAAACAATAAATATTGGAGATACTATTCTCCCTTTTATTGTGTTCAGAGAAGAACCATTTCAAAAAATTCTTAATTGGTTTAAAAGTAAAACTATCAAAGAATTAAATGGAGTATTTAGTAAAATTCCTTTTGATGATTTGAAATCATTAGAACCCTATTATTTTGTTCATAAAACTGTTGGGAAGCAGAAAAATTTGAATATTGTATATAAAGGTTTTCAATATGATTTTGGAGTTGGAGGTATTCATGGTTCAATTGATGCAGGTTGTTATACACCAGCAGAAGATGAATTGATTGTTGATATAGATGTAGCTGGATATTATCCAAGTATGTCTGAAAAATTCAATTTTGAACCTGAACATCTTAAAGGTGTTTATGCCGAAGTACATAAAGAAATTAAAGAAGAACGAAAACTATATCCAAAGAAAACTCCTGAAAACACATCAATGAAATTAGCAGGGAATGGTTCTTATGGTAAGGGAGGTAGTGAATTTAGTCCTTTATGTGATAAGCAATATGTAGTACAAACTTGTGTAAATGGTCAATTACTTTTATGTATGTTAGCTGAAACATTGACAATAGAATTATCTTTCTATGAAATGTTACAGATTAATACTGATGGTTTGACTATGAAGATTAAGAAAAAAGATTTAGAATTGTTCAGATTAATCTGTAAGAGATGGGAATCTTTAACAGGTTTAATTTTAGAAGAAGCATTTTATTCTAAAATGGTAATAAGTAATGTAAATAATTATCTTGCAATTTATGACTATGGTGGTGTCAAAAGGAAAGGTACTTATGAATATGAACTTGAATTACATAAGAACTTTTCTATGTTAGTGATTCCAAAAGCTCTTGAAGCCTATTTTGTTCATGGAATAGATGTTCAAACTTTTATTTACAATCATACAGATTTATATGACTTTTTTAAAAGAACTAAAGTTAATAAAACTGATAGACTTTTGAGTGTAGTATATGATGAAGATGGTAATTCAATATCTGATAACGAGATTCAGAGAATTACAAGATATTTAATAACAGGGGAAGTAGTATATACTAAAGAAACTAAAAAATATCATAATGTAGGTCAAGGTATATCACTAATAAAACAAATGCCCCCTATAGAACCTAAAGATAGTAAGAAATTGAGAGATGCTTATTCTTTTGCTACTGTTGAACAAGGTTATGAGGGGAGTTTTGAAGATTTTAAACAACTGGTGAAAAAAGTAAGACATAATAATTATGAAGCTGGTTTTCTTTGTACTGTTATCAATCAAATGATTACAGATGAAGAAATAAAGAAAATTATTTATTATCCTTATTACATAGCAGAAGTTTATAAAATCATTAATGTTATTGAGAAAAATAATGGGATTTAATTTTGAATTACTTGGTCCAATTGTTGTATTTGATGCTAAATCATTGAGTATGATAATTAGTGAATTGTATGATATAGAAGTATATCCTTTACAAATCATTTCTGATAAAACACATTCAATATTTCAAAATATGAATTTACCTGATAATCTTAAAGCAGAAATTATAATCTTACCTTTTAGGTATAAAAAAAAGTTTTTAACATGAAAGAAGTTTTAAAAAAGTTAAATTTGCTACTTAAAAAACACAATTCTATTTTAGATTGTGTAGATGATGTTTTAGCATTAAGAGAAGCATTAACAACAGAAGAAGATGTAACAATCTTTGTTAATAAAGTCAGAGCTATTGTACAAAAAGAAGCTACTCAAGCAGTTATAAATGCAGGAGGGAGAGGTCTTGTGGCTATGGCTACTGGTAGTGGAAAAAGTAAAGTTGCTATTGATTTGTTAAAGCATTACAATCCTCAAGGTTCTAAATATGACAATGTTTTAGTTGTACCAACAGAGAAATTAAGAGATGAAAATTGGAAAGAAGAATTTAGTAAATGGAAAGGATTATCTCTATATGATAAAACTGAAAAACTTTGTTATGCTTCTGGTTCTAAAATTGAAGATTTTGATTTTAATACTTGTGTTCTTGATGAGTGTCATAATATGACTGAATTAGCATCTGAATTGTTTAGTAACAATCATATTGAAAATGTTATAGCTTTAACAGCTACTGTACCAAATGATGAAGAAAAATTACTTATTTTTCAAAGATTGGGTATTCATGTTGTTTATAGTCTAACATTAGATAATGCTGTTAAGTTAGGATTTGTTGCTCCATACAAGATTACTGTTGTTCATACAAAATTAGACAATGTTATTAAAAATGTTCAATCTGGTAGTAAAGATAAACCATTCTTTCAGACAGAGTTAGCTAAATATAACTATTTATCTACTTTATGTCTTACAAGACCTGGACAAATTTCTACTTTTAACAGAATGAGATTTATTTATAATCTTGAAAGTAAATTCATTGCTGCTCAATATATTCTAAATAATCATATTAATAAAGAGGACAGAACTCTGATATTTTGTGGTAGTATAGAAAAAGCAGAGAAAATTTGTAAAGAAACTTTCCACTCTAAATCAGGAGATACTTTTTATAATGCTTTTAAAAAAGATGAAATTAAAAAATTATCTTGTGTGAAAGCTATCAATGAAGGTCATAATTTTATTGGATTAGATGGAGGATTAATTCTTCAACTTAATTCAAAAGAAAAAGATTTGATTCAAAGAATAGGAAGATTGATTAGATTTAGACCTGGACATGAAGCTCATATTTGGATAATTGTCTGTGATGAAACACAAGATGAGGTATGGTCTAATACAGCATTAGCTAATTTTGACCAATCTAAAATAGAGCATATTAGTTATGAATCTTTAAAACAAAAAAGTAATGAATGTAAGATTGTATAAAGATGGGAAACTCAATAAGATTACTACATTAAAAAGAAATGCTATTTTATCTAAAACAGATAATCCTGGTGCTATGTTTACCAGAGAACAGATTACTGTAATTAATGATGAAAATAGGACTTTTTCTTATGAAGAAACTGTTGAGATAGAATTATTAATCCAAAAAGAAAAACAATTATGCTAATAAATCCAGAAATAAATGTTGTACTGAAAACCTTTGGTATTCCTGTAAATGATGGGATAGCTTATTTGTTATCTATTTATTATGATGTAAAACCTTCTTATACTCCTTTAGCTTTAGTAGAAAAAATGAATAGAACAAGAATATTAGTATTAGATGAAAAATCTAAAACTCTTGATTGGAATGTTCCTTTGTTTGAAGAACAAGTTACTGGTTTTGAATGGGTTAAAGATTGGATGGAAGAATTTAGTAATATTAATAAGGACAGAAAAGGAACTTATCGAAATGTTGCTGCAAGAATGAAAACCTTCTTTATCAATAATCCAGCAATTAGACAAGATGAAGTAATGGAAGCTACTAAAATGTATTTAAGAACAGTTACACAACCTATGTATTTAAAGACTTCTCATAAATTTATTTATGAAGGTCAAGGTGCTGAAAAAGTATCACATTTATTAGAATGGGTAAATAGATACAAAGAGATGACTGTTTCTGAAAATGGTAGAAGTGGTTCAAATAATACAATGATGTAATGAATCTTATTGAAGCATATAAAAAAGGACAAGAAGGAGCAAATAAAGGTCTTCCTATGGGAGAAGGTTTAGAAAACATTTCTGCTGCTATTAATGATTTACAAAGAGCAATGATTTATGTTGTTGCTGGTGCAGCTAAAGGTGGAAAATCAACACTTGTTGATGCTGGTTTTGTTATAGGTCCTTGTTTATTTGTTATTAATAATAATTTCAAATATTTGAAACTCTTGAGTGATGGTTTTACAAAAGAACAAATAAAATCTATTCATAATATTTCTCATATAGATTTAGAAATAATCTATTATTCTTATGAAATAGACAGGATTAGTAAAGAGTTTGATTTTGTTGCTCATTTCTTAAACTATGATTTTGGTATTCAGAATATTAGTTTGGATGAAGGTGTTTTGTATGAAGGAAAAAATATCATTGAATTATCTTCTAATTATTTAAGAGGTATTTTATCTGATGATAATGGTAAGATGATTAAAGTCAAACCTGCTATTTTTGAAGCAATTAAAACTGTTTATGAAAATAGAATAATTCCTTTATTTGGAGAATATGATGTCAAAGGAGACCTTATAAAAAAAGGTATAATTAGTTTTTTTGAAAATAAAGACAATCCTACAGGTATCAGAAACTATCTAATAAAACATGCTGAATTAAATGGTAAAATTACATATAGTAAGTTTACAGGAGCTGATGGTAAAATTCATAAAAGAATTATGAAATATGAACCAAATAATCCTGAAAAATATACTTTTATTATTACTGACCATTTAAGAAAACTTATTCCTGAAAGAGGATTTACTGCAAAACAAACTGTTGATAAATTTTCAGAATATGCTGTAGAAATGAAAATTTCTTTTAAGTATAGTTTTGTTCATATTATACATCTAAATAGGTCTATGACAGACACTAATAGAATTAAACAGCAGGATGATATGTTATATCCAAATTCAGATGATGTCAAAGAAACAGGTAATTTAGCAGAAGATTGTGATGTTATGCTTACAATTTTTAATCCAAATGATGATAGATATAATCTAACAAAACATTTTGGAAAAATGATTAAGGACAGAGCAAACAATTTACTATATCCTTATATGAGAAGTATTCATCTTGTAGAAAGTAGGCATACTATCTATCCTAAACATTTTAGAGTAGATATGTTAGGAGGAATTAAGAAATTTAAACAATTAATAATTAAATAAATATGTCAGATACAAAAATAAGAACAATTTGTGTTGATACTCTTACTGGTATTCAGAATGAAGAATACATGAGAGATAAAAAAAAAGCTGGGCATGACAAGTGGAAAGATTATGGAATGGACATCTATACTTTCATTGGAGACCTACAAAGAAGAGGATTTGAATTAATCTTAATTCTTGGTGAACCTGGTACAGGAAAATCTTCTGGTATGAGAACTTTATTACCTGATACTAATATTTGGTATAATGCTGATAACAAGAATCCTGTATGGGAAGGTGGTAACAAAGAATATGGTAAGAAAGCTAACCCAAGAGATAGATTTCATGTTATTCCGAGTAGTTACAAAGAAATCATTAACCATATTGATGCTGGTTTAGCTAACAATGGATTTGAACAAGAAAGATATGCTTTTATTACAGGACATATTGAAACTTTCAAATCTGGAAATGAAACAATGCAAAGGTTAAAAGTTCTTGGTAACATGGCTACTAAAATGCAGTTAGAAGGTAAACTTGAATCTGTATTTTATAGTATGGTTGAAAAATCAACAGAAGGTTTGAGTTACATTTTAGAAACTCAAAATAATGGTTTTAATACAGCAAGAAGTCCACAGAATCTATTTGAACCAAAAATCAGTAATGATTATCAATTCATATTAGAAGCATTGATGAATTATAATTAAGAATATTATGCAAAAATTACTAATATTCTTTCTTGTAGTTAGTATTCTCTTAAATATAGGTCTCATTTTAATGTTGTTTTTATCTAAAACAGCAAAAGAAACTTCTTATGAAGAGGAAGAAAACAAAAGATTAGCTCAAGAAGCAAAAGAGCTTGAAAAAACATTTAAAAATTAAATTAGTTTATATTATGTCAGTAGAACAAGAAGTTAAAAAAGATATTACTGTATCAGCAGTATTAGCTTTATTAGATGAAGGTAAAAGCAGAGAAGAAATTGCTGCTCATTTCGGAGAAACTGTAAGTGCTATGAAAGCAACTGTATGGCAACATCCAAAATTGAAAAATCGTAAAGCAAAAAAACAATTTGCTATCAACTTAATTGATGATACAGATGGTGAAGCAAATACTACTCAAGAAGTAGCTTTTGAAGAAGAAGCTGTACAAGAAGTAATTGATACAGTTGAAGAGAATCAAGATGATGTAATTGTAGGTGAAACAGCAGAAGAAGCTGTTACTGCTCCTACAAGTGCTAATGGTACTTGGTAATTAATTAATCATTTAAAATTTTAAAATAGTTATGACTAAAAACATTTTCGCAGTTAATGATACAGATGAATCATTAAAAAGTAAAGCATCAGGTAAATTTGGTTTAAATCAAGGTTTTATCTCAAAGTTTGAATTTATTACTGATGGTGGAGCAAATAATGGTCCAGCAAATGCAGTAGATATTTGGTTCAAAGTAGATGAAAAAGAATACAGAAGAAGATTGTATGAAGATACAGGAGCTTTATTTGGTAAAAATAATACTAAAGTAAATCCTGGTGAGGCTGGATATGAAGATTTGTATTTTGATTCTATGGGTCAAAAAGTTGCTGTTATCAAACATTGTTTAAAAGCAGTAGGTGTAGTACAAACTCAAATTGATGCTGTAGTTGCAACTATCAATCCTGCTGATATTGTTGCTGGTATTAAATCTTTAGTAGGTCTTGTTCCTGCTGATTTTGCTACAAAACCTGTAGATGTATTCTTGGAATATCAATGGCAAATTTCAGAAGGTCAGGATAGAACTTATCTTCAAGTACCTAAAAATATGACTGGTGGTTATTTCACTTGTCCTGCACAAGTTGGTGTTTGGTTAGAAAAAAGAGGAGAAGATGGTTCTCTTACTTATGTAAATCAAAATGGTCAAGTACATCCTATTGATAAAGATAAAAACTTTATGGAAGGATTTAAAGCTAATCAACAAATTGAAGGTCAAGAGACAGCAAATAATACTTTAGCTCAAGCAGCTAATATGCAACCTGGAAATGGTGCTGCTCAAAAATCTACTTGGTAGAAATCATTAAACAATAAACCTCTTTTATTATATTTGCCATCTTTAAAAATATTATATGAATAAGAATGTTTTTACATCTGACAATACTGATAGAAGAGGTTTTATTAATCAAAATGTTATTCTTGAATATGTTACAGAAGAAGAGATTTTTGAATTAGTTTTTGGTTTTCAACCAGAAGAATATAGTTATGTTACTTCTCCTTTTAGAAATGATAGAAATCCAGGTTGTTGGTTTGAAAGAACTACATCTCATACTGGAAAATTAAGATTTATTGATTATGCTAATAGCAGAGTTAATAAACCTATGGATTGTTTTGATGCTGTACAGCAATACTTTAAAATTTCTAATTTCTACCTTACACTTGAATATGTGTATAACAGACTAATAAAGAATAAGAATGTAATTGCAGAAAAAAGAATCCAACATATCATACAAAGAAAAGAAGTAATAATTAATTTTGATTCAAGACCATTTTTAAAAAAAGATGGTGTATTTTGGGAAAATAGATATGGAATAACTAAAGAGAATTTGATAGAAGATAAAGTTTTTGCGATTAACAAATATCATATATCAAATTCAAAAAAAGGAGATTTCAGTAGTAGATGTTATGATATTTGCTATGGATATACAGATTTTAATAATGGTAGAAAAAAACTTTATTTTCCTTATAGAGAAGGTAAAGGTAGATTTGTTTCTACTTGTACAAAAGATGATATTGGTGGTTTAAATAAATTACCTCCTTTTGGAAATCAATTAATTATTACTAAATCATATAAGGACTGGAGAGTTCTTATAAATAATGGTAAATATGCAATATGGTTTCAGAATGAAGGTATGATACCAGATTCTACAATTTTAATTCCTATAATTAAAAGATTTAATAAAGTTATTGTATGGTTTGATAATGATACTCAAGGGATTGAGAGTTCTCAAAAAATCAGTAATTTAATCAATTCTTATTTTCCTAATAAATGTAATTCTTTGTGGCTACCAGAAAAACTAAATGTTATTGGTATATCAGACCCTTCTGATTTATTACACAGAAAAGGAAAAGAATCTTTAGAAGAGTTTTTAATCAAATTCACATGAAACCCACAGACAAAATTCATTTTTCTTGGCTTCCCTTATTAACAGGGTTGTTAAATCAAGAAGAAATGTTAAGATTAAATCAAGAAGTATTACCTACTTCTATATATTACCCAGAAAAACAGAATATTTTTAGAGTGTTTCAAAAACCTGTTTCAGAAATCAAAGTTGTTATCTTGGGTCAAGACCCATATCCTACAAAAGGAAATGCAAATGGATTAGCATTTGCTGTAAATTCTGATGTAAAAGTTCCTGTAAGTTTAAAAAATATTTATAAAGAGTTAGAAAATGAAAAATTGTTAAATCAAACATTATCTCATACTTTAAATGAATATAATACTGAATGGAAAACTTTAGAACATTGGGAACAACAAGGTGTATTTTTACTAAATACAGCTTTGACAGTTGAATCAGGAAAACCTGGAAGTCATCTTAAATATTGGGAAGATTTTACAAAGAAAGTTATTTGGTATATTGCTTCCACTAATCCATGTATATGGTTATTGTGGGGAAAGAAAGCACAAATGTTTATTTCAAATATGCCAAAAAAAACACTCTTTGATGTAAAAAATTATAGTAAAGAAACTATAAAAGATGTTCCTAATAGTCCATATATGAACTATATTTTAAGAGCAGCACATCCAGCAGCAGAAGCATATTCTTCAAATGCTGGTTTTTTTGGTTGTAATCATTTCAGTTATGTTAATACAATATTAGAGAAAAAATCTCTAAACAAAATCAATTGGTAAATTTTTAAAAAATTAAAAAAATGAGTACACAAACAAGTACAGCAAGAGTTATTACACTTTATGCTACAAAAGGAGCAAAAAAAGCAAAATTGGAAACAGAAGTTTCAACTTGGGGTGAATTAAAATCTCTGATTAAAAGTGAAGGTTATGACCTTGACAAATTACATGCTACAGAAAACATTAACAAAACAGACCTTGTTAATGATGCAGCAGTATTACCAGCAGGTGATTTTACTGTTTTTATGAGACCTAAACAAGTTAAATCTGGTGGTAGAGGAGATGGTTTATCTTATAAAGATATTAAAGCTGTTATCAAAGATGATTTTACTTCTTTTAAAGAAGCAGCAGATGCTCACTATAATCAAGAAAAAAACTATACTACAAAAGGTACTGAAATCTTGAGAGAGTTATTAAACACTTTTGTTGCTCCTTCTGGTGCTGCAAAAGCAGATGTTAAAGAAGAAGTTGCTCCTGTAGCTACTGAAACTACTACAGTAACAGAAACTCCTTCTACTCCTGTAAGAACTATTACAAATGCTGATAGAGTTGAACAAGTTGAAACTTTATTAAAAGAAATTTGTGATAATACAGAAAATGAAGATGTTTCTGATAGAGCAAATGAAATTCTTGATGATTATTTACCTGGTTTAAAAGAAGAAGTTGAAAATGATGATACTGCTACTGTAACAACTGTTGCAGATGTAGTAGCTTCTGTTGCTGCTTCAAAAGATAATGAATCTCCTGAAGATGAAGGTAGAAGAATTGCAAGAGAAAAAGCTGAAAAAGAAGAGCAAGAAAAAATTGCTACTGAAAAAGCTGAAAAAGAAGAACAAAAAAGACTTGAAAAAGAAGAAGATGACAGATTAGCTGCTGAAGCTAAAATGTTTGGATAATCTTTTCATTTCTATAACAAAAAGCTCTTTACATAAGTAAAGAGCTTTTTTAATTACTTCAAAAAATGGATTTAAAAATTAATAAATCATCTAATAAGTTTCAAAACTATATTAGTTCAGCAAGAATATCAGGATTAACCAGAAATAGAAATTGGTTAAAAAAGATGATTGATAAAGGTAAAATATGCTATATTAGTTCAAATGATAGACCTGAAATTCTGCATAAAAGAAACTATGCTATTTTTACAGAACAACTTTTTGAATTAATTACTGTTTTTGAAAGAAAGTTTGTAGATAAGTGGGATATTCATCTAAATAATAGAAGAATAAGTGATAAAAATTACTATGAAATAAGTTTTATTTTTCATTATCCTAAATTAGAAATTACAAATAGTAGTGAACAATCAAGAAATCTATTAGATTTAGTAGTTGTATTACCTGTTACTTTTAGTGTTGATAATAATTGTATTTATACTAAAAGAGTACAAGGTACAAGATTAACATTAGTACAGGATGAATGGAATAGAGGATATATGCATAGTCATCTACCTGGTATATCAAAAATTACTGGTTTTAGTGAATGTTTAACTACAAATAACTTTTGTATTGGTTCAGAAGATTTATCAGAATTAGATATTGAATTATCTGCTGAATTTGATTCAGATAAATTTGAATTAATGCTTTATACTATTGATTCTCTTGTTGCTTGGGAAAGTTTAGAAGGAGGTCCTCATTTTAGAATAGGAGAAATAACAGTAGAATATGCAGCTATAAGAGTTACTACTCAAACATCTGATATTATAGGTATTTATAGAGAATTTCAAAATTATGAATTATCTGTTTCACAAAAACTACCTTTTAATTTTGTATATATGGATAATATATATAAAATTAAAAAAGATTCTGTTTTTACAGAATATTTAAGAGAAGCATTTTTATCTAATGAAAATCTTAAAGATTATATTGTAAAAGTTGTTTGCAAAAAAGGAAGTGATGGTGAATTTTACACATATCCTGAAATAGGACAAATGATTTCTGGTCCACAATTAATCACAAATAGAATAAAAGAACAAGGTTCTGGTGAAATGCCTTTCCTATATATTCAAGGTAAGAAATTATCTTTCAATATATTACCTATTGAACAAATAACAACAATTGATATTTCCGAATATGGAATTTATCCTAATTTTTTAGATTATGTCTGTAAACAACTCGAATCCGAAATTTACAAAGCCTGTGTTAGAGGTAGCGGAATTAACTACATTGAAACTTCCAGTAATTATGTCAGAAGAGATTCTGAACAAAATCAAGTACCTTTGTAAAAATATAAACAAAGATGAATGGTCTGGTGCTTTATTCTACTCTATTGAAGGTAGTATTAAAGACCCACTAACATTCAAAATAAAACTGGAAGATATTTTACCATTAGATAAAGGAACATCAGCTTATACAGAATATGAGCTTGATGATAGATACCTTGATTATCTAATGGAAGATGAAAAAAGAATGGATTGGTATGTAGGTCATATTCATAGTCATAATACTATGGCTGTGTTTTTCTCTGGTACTGATATGGCTGAATTAAATGATAATTCTCCATCACACAACTTTTATTTATCATTAATTGTTAATAATTATATGGATTTTATGGCTAAAGTTGCTTTTGTAGCAAGTTTAGAACAAGAAATTAAAGAAATTCCATATTTAGCAAATGATGAAGATGGAACTAAATACATAATTGATAGACCAAATATTACTTTGAAAAAAGATAAAATGTTTGTCTATGATTGTGAAATTATTTCTCCATTTGAACAAGTAATTGTGGAAGAGGGATTTGATAATAGAGTTAAGGAAATTATGAAACCTAAACCTATTAAACAATTTACTCCTCACACATATCCTGCTGTTAATACAGCATTTAGTAATGGTAAATGGATTAATGGTAAATTTGTTCCTAATACTCCTACTGCTATTCCAGTAGTAAATAATTTAGAAAATGCTAAATTAGCTAACAAAATCAAGCATTATAAAATAGATGAAAGTAAATTATCAAAAAGAGGTAAAAAAATAAAAGATATTGCTTCTATGATTGATTTTAGAACTTTTGATGATTTATCAGAAATTGATGAATTAAGTCCAATTGATACATTCTTGGTAGAGTTAATGAAATTTACTACTCCTATTGAACCTGATGAAAATCTTGAAGATGCTTTAGTTTTATTAGAAGATTTAGAAGTACATGCTTATCAAATTGCTTCCTCTGTTATTGAAAATTACACATTTTTGTATGACAAACATTTTCCTGATTCTACTGATGAAGAATTTATTGAAGATACATATACTGTAATTGATTTATTAGAAGACGAAGTTATGCAATTTCCATTTATTAATGTAACAATTGAAGCTATTAAAGCTATGATTGTAGAATTTGAGAAAAATGACACAACAGTATAATAGATTTAAAGATGCCCCTTGGTTTCCAAAAGAAAATGAAACTGTAATGGTAGGTGGAGCAGGAGGAATTTCCTCTTGGCTCACATTATTTCTTGCAAGAGCAGGATTTAAACCAATTGTATATGACTTTGATATTATTGAAGAACATAATACAGGAGGTCAATTATTTAGACTTTCAGATGTAGGGAAACATAAAGTTTCTGCCTTATCTGAAATTATTAAGGAATTTGCTAATGATTCAATGTCAGGATTTAACAATAGAATAGATGAAAACTCTCCAACTCACTATTTTATGTTTTCTGGTTTTGACAATATGTTAGCAAGAAAAAATATGTTTGAAAACTGGAAAAGAAGTATTGAAAATTGTGCAGTAACACCTATTTTAATTGATGGTAGATTAGAAATGGAACAATTGCAAATTTTCTGTGTAACTCCAGACAGAATTGCAGATTATGAAAAAACATTATTTACTGATGAAGAAGTTGAAGATGCACCTTGCACAATGAAACAAACTTCACATGCAGCAGCTATGATAGCTACTTTAATGACTGCTTTTTTCACTAATCACATGACAAACATATATGAAAGAGAAGTTGTGAGAGATGTTCCCTTTTATCACGAGTTCTTTATTCCTTTAGCTTTAACCACTAATAAGTTTTAAATATGTTACAATTAACTGAAACTTATAGTAGTGAGTTCTCTGGTAATGAGTTTAAAATTGGTTCATCAGCTACTTCTTATTTTATACCTATAATTAATTGTCATAGAGAAGGTTCTCGACATCAAAGAATTTATGAAGGAGACTTTATAATTTATAATAGACCAGCATTAAATAAAAATTCACCAAAAAAATTTAATTTAAGAGATTTTCTTGGAATGATAAATGAATCTGTTGGTTTATATCCTTTTAATTTAGGTGTAGGAGAAGAAAAGATAATAATTCATGTAGCAAAAGGTTATATAGTTAATGAAAAAGATGAACTTCTTATGGTATTGACTACTAAACCTGATAGATTAAGTTTACATTATCAATCAAGGTATTCAAATGTTTCAATTCCTAAAGAAAATGCTAAACATTTAACTTTATTAATTTCTACTGAATTACTAACTAATCCTGTATATTCAAATTTCTATAAAAAATTAGAAAAAGAATATATTTTAGATGCTTACAAAGCTGAAATTCCAGTAGTATTTACCACAACTTCTAAAATTGAAAAATTAACTTATTCTAATGAGTTTGAATTGAAATTCAATACTGTAGATGAATTACAAAATCATTTAAGAGATAATGTAGGTAATATTATGTTTAAAAGTAATGAACAATTCAAAACTTTTAATCCTGGAATAGGTAGTAAAATTGAGGATAGACAAAGAAAATTTGTTCCTATTAAAACTGATGAGGTTATATGGGAAGAAGAAATTCCTAAAATGGAAGGTATTGTAGCTCAAATGAGAAGAAGAGGTGCTATTGACCCTATTAATCCTATTAGTGCTGATTATCTTAATTCTATTAATATAGAAGAATCAAGAAGATTGATAAATGAGAATTTAATTAATCCTTCTACTCTTCTGAATAGTTTTACTGATTCTTATAATGAATATCCAGTAACTCCAGCAGAAGCATTTGTTAATAGTGTTTTAGGAAATGAACCTTTAGATGAACCAACTACAAGAAGAAGAACTGTAATCAATTTAATTGATGATACAGAAGAGCCACAAGTTGAAGATTTACCCTTCTAATTTGTAACATAAAGTTTTTAATTGTTTAATTAAATTAAAAACCTTAATGGGAATAGGAAAGACAAATAAAAGAAAAGGAAGTAATGCAGAAAGATTATATGCCATAAAATTTAGAGATTTAGGTTTTAATTTTTGTGAAACTTCTCGTTTTGTCAGCAAAAAACATGATAATGCAAAGATAGATTTAATGTATATTCCATTTAATTTGCAAATCAAAGCTGGTAAACAAAAAAACATGAATGTAGGTAAAGAGTTGTTTGCTATGTATAGCTGTATTCAAGCAATGTTCCCAAAAGAAGATGAAGTTTTTAAGAAACCTTTATTGTTAGTTCACTACGAAGAAGTAGGAAGAGGTCATAAAAGACTTCCTGAACATGAAAAGGTTTACATGTCATTACAACAATTCGATATATTTCAGACAAAAAGTCCTTTTTTAAAGTATGATACTTTGAAAGATTTTAAATTTTATATGAACTCTGAATTTAAAACTATTGTGAGTATGACATTTGAAGTTTTTAAAAATGAAATAATATTAAAACACTACATCGAAAATGGGAGTAATAATAACACCACAGAATGAAATTGATGCTTATTATGTATCAGAAAGTTTAGGGCAATCTAAATTAAAAAAAATTGCAAAAGGAGTAGATTTATTTACTTATGATGAAAACATTAGTGATAAACCTCATATTATTTTAGGTAAAGCTGTAGATACCATACTAACAGGAGAAGAAGGAGAATTTGAAAAAGCATTCTATGTTTCTTCATTAGAAAAAGCTCCTTCTGATGCTGTTGCTGGAATAATCTTGTCAGTATTTAATAGAGTAAAAGAGGATTATGATAATTTGATAAATAGTTATCCTGTAAAAGATGCTGTTGAAGTTAAAGATAATGGAGACCATATTAGTATTGAAAATGATACTTTGGAATTTCCTGAATTACAAAAATCTTTTCCTGAATTTGCTGGTTATTTACATGATTGGGAAGCATATATTCTTGATGCTTGTGCAGAAGTAAACTATCAATCAAGATGGGGAGCAGAAGCAAAAATAAAAGCTATTTGTGAACCAGGAACAGAGTATTTTCAAGATTTATCAAAATCTTTTGGTAAAACTATTATTGATTCTACTACTCATAATAAAATATTGAATATAACTTCTTCTTTGAAAACACATTGGAGAACAGCTAAATATTTTGATAGAGAATCACAATCAGAATTTGAGAATGTAACATTTATTTATCAAATGCCTATATATTTTAATTATAAAGGTGTAGAATGTAAAGCTCTATTAGATTTAGTTGTTGTAGTTAGAGATGAACAAGGTAAAATTATTAGTGTTGAAGGTATTGATTTAAAAACAATGTCTGGAAATACTGTTGATTTCTTGAGTAGTATCAAATCTTATAGATATGATATTCAAGGTGCTTGGTATTCTGCTGCATTAATTGATTATTATGCTTTACAAAATAATCTTGATGTACTAAAACCTTTCAAATTCATAGTAGAATCTACTATAAATCCTGGAAAACCACTTATTTATCAAATGTCAGAAACATTATTGAAAATAGGTAAAGAGGGAAGACCATCTTATACTGTTGTTGATACTTCATTTTCAACAAGTATTCCAGAACAATATGTTATATTGTCTAAAATTGATGGTTTTGACCAATTAATTGATTTATTTATATACCATACAGAAAAAGGATGGGAAATGGATAAAGATATTATAGAAGCTGATGAAAAAAATGAACATTTAATTGTTGATTGGAATGGTATTATAAATGTATAAATTATGCAAATAGAATTAGGAAAAATATATGTAAATAAAACTTATAAATATTTATTACCTTGTTTAAAACTGCATGGTCCAACATTTGTAGTAAAATTAAATTCTGTCTTTAATTTAGCATTTGGAATACATGACTGTCTATTAGATGGTACTGATTTTGAACAACAAAGATTGATTTATATTTTATCAGACAAGTTGTATCAACCTGCAAAATTTCAAAACTTTCTAAATTATCTTAAACATCAGGAATATTATGTTACTGATTATGCTTATGATGATATTGAAAGAGGTAGAAAACACATGGTTGTTATTAAATTTCCAGAAAGTCATAGTGATGTTTATGATAAATTCAATGAAGGTAAATACAGTAAAATGTATTGTAAAGATGAATTAGAACAATTTTTTCCAAAAGATTCGGAAGCTAAAAAAGTTTTAACTAAATCTTTAAGTATGAGAGACATATTTATCAAAAAAGTAAATGATTCATTTGGTACACTTTTGACACATAATGACTTGAAAGGAGAAGGAATAGAATATGACTTCCCTCCTGAAAAACAAAAAGAATTTTTTAATTATAAGAACCTTGAGGAGTAAAGGAAACCTCTAATCTTTATTATGAATAATAATGCAAAACTAACAAAAGCTGTACAAGAAGTTACAGGTTTGACAAAAGATGAAGCTGAAAAAAACATTCAAGCTGTATTAACTTCTTGTAAAAATCTTGCTATTGAAGATGGTAAATTAACCATTCAAGGTTATGGTACTTTCTCAAATGTTAAGAAAGCTGCAAGACAAGGTAGAAATCCTAAAACAGGAGAAACTCTTACTATTGCTGCAAGAGAAGTATTTAGTTTCAAAGGAGCTAAATAGTTTTATAAATTATAATCAAAGTGAAGTAGAAATGCTTCACTTTGATTTTTTTAAAATTATAAATTATGTGGCAATCACTATTTAAAGTAGCATTAAATCCAGAATTTACTCCAGGATTTAAAAGATTCATAAGAGAACAAGTTACACCAGCAATGCAAAATGATGATAATATTTCTGGGAAATCTGGTCAATATGAAGTAGGTTTAATACAAGAATCTATGGATGAATCTAATGAAAAATTTGATAATCAAGATTTAATGGTAATGACTGAATTACATAAAGAATCTATAGAATTTGTAGAATTATGACACAAGAGGAATTTGACAAAGTAATTGAAAACAGATTACAAAAAATCAAAGAAACATTATTAATTAAAGGTAAAGAGTATATTAGAAATAATGACCCTTTACATAATTTTAATGTAGCAGCAAGAATAAATAATGTTTCAAGAGAAAAAGCATTATGGGGATTTGCTCTAAAACATTATGTATCATTTATTGATATTCTTAATGATATTGATAATAATATTCTCCCTTCTACTGAAAAAGTAGATGAAAAAATTGGAGATTTAATTAATTATCTTATATTATGTGAAGCATCTATTAAAGACAAAATTGAAGATTATGAATCATAAAGAGGAAAAAGCAATAGAAGCTCAAAAAATAATCCATGATATTAGAAACATTGTTACATCAGATGAAAAAACAAATTTAACTGTATGTAGTGATGATTATGATTTCATTAATTTCTCTACAAGAGAAAATGGTAATATTGGAGATGAAGAACACTCTGATATTGATTATCAAGATGCAAAAAGAATTGAGAAAATTCTTCTTGATAAATATAGAGGTAAAATATCTACTGATATTGAAACTGTTGATGAATGGGTACACTTAAATGTTGAAATAAGATGACAAAAAAGTATAAATTAATCAAAGAATATCCAGGTTCACCTAAATTAGGTACTATTGTGGATAGAAGAGGTGTTTTTGTATATTTTGATATAAATAGTCCTAATGTAAATATGACTGTTTCACAAAATTATGTAGAAAATTATCCTGAATATTGGGAAGAAGTAATTGAAAAGAAAGATTATGAAATTTTATCTTTTATGTGTAATCAAAACTTTAATGAGTTAATAAAAGGCGAAATTATTACCAAGCAAGAAAATGGTCAATATAAAGGTGATAATATTTTAACTTGGGAAGGAGAAGAAGGTCTTGTTAAGATGGAACATTGGTCTATTTATTCAGTTAAAAGATTATCTGATGGAGAAGTATTCAGTTTAACTAATAGAATTACTTCTGCTTTTACTAAATATCATATAAACAGAATAAGTATCATAAAAGATATAGTCTTCATTGATGGTTTAAAAGATTTATCTGAACCTAATGGTGGTAGAATACACTATAGATTAGAAAATATCAAAAAGGTAGAGTATCTATTTACAACTGTAGATGGAGAAGAAATTTATGAAGGAGATAATTATTGTGCTGTATTTTATGATTTTAAATATTTAGAACAAGAAGCAATAGAAAATTATAAGTTAGACAATGCTACTTGGAGATTTTCAACAAAAGAAGCTGCTCAAGAATTTATTTTACTTAACAAACCTTGTTTATCTGTTAATGATGTTATGAGTGCAGGTTATGGTATATGTAATCCTCATGCTTTACTATCAATTGTAAATTCTAAAATTAATGGAAAAACAAAAAATTAATCAAATCATTGGTCAAATAGAGAAATCTATTGAAGAAATTGAACTATCTTTAAATGAAGAAGAATTTAAAGATTATTGTGATAATGCTTATACATTAATTTCATATTGGAAACAACAAATTAAAATATTGTCAATAATGGCTAAATTAACACAAGAACAAAAAGAACATTATCTGAAAAATCCAGATGAATGTCCATATTGTTATTCAGGAGATATTACAGCATACCATCCAGATTTTGATACAAATTCTTGTAGTAGAATTGTCAAATGTAATGAAGAGGATTGTGGTAAAAAATGGGTAGATGTTTATGAACTTAAAGGTATTGAGGAATTATGATAGAAGTAATTAACAGATTAAAAGCTATGAAGCAATGGTCTGACAGAATAGGTTCTGATGAAATTGGTGAAATCAATGAAATGATTGCTATACTTGAGAAAGAAGTAGCTCATAACAAGAAAACTGCAATGGAAATTTCTAAAATTTTGACTGAATGACACCAAGTATAAAACAACAAACTGTATATGATACTTGGACTACTACAGACTATAACTTACTTATTCAATCAGTAGCAGGAAGTGGTAAAACAACTACTTTGATGGGTATTTTAGAAAGATGTGAATATAGAACTTTATTTTTAGCTTTTAATAAATCAATTCAAGAAGAAATTCAAGGTAAAATTGAACAGAATGGATATGCACATGCTAAAGCTATGACTATCCATTCTTTAGGTTTACTTTCAATTAGAAATCATTATGGTTCAGGAAATGTTATTATAAATAATAACAAATCTTGGCAACTTATGAAAGATTTAGAAAGGTTTAATAAAAGATTATTTGGTTCACTTATTTGGGAAGAAAGAGCTAAAATTAGTATGACTATTATGGAAATGAATGACTTGTCAAGAGTTTTTCTTACCAATGATATGAAAGAACTTTTTGGTTTTATGAAACAGATGGACAAATTTTATTTTGAACATCCAAATCTTGAACAATTATGGAATGAATTTATTACTTTAAGAGAGCAAACTTATACTGGTAGTAAAATTGAAATTGATTTCAATGATATGATATATCTTGTTGTAAGAGAGAAGATTATGATAGCAGTTCAACCTTATTATTTAATGATTGATGAAGTTCAAGATTTAAGTTTTGCACAACATCAATTTATTCATTTGCTGGTAAATCAAGGTGATATAGAAAAATGGGTCAAAATTGGAGATAGAAGACAATCAATTTATGGATTTTCAGGTGCTTATGGTAATTCTTTTGATTTAATCAAAGAAGAACCAAATGTAATTGAATTACCATTAGATGTTTGTTATAGATGTCCTCAATTAGTTGTAGATGAAGCAAATAAAGTATATAATGTAATGGAAGGATTTAAGCAAGAACCAGGAATTGTTGATAACATTACAGATGTTTCATTAATTCAAGAAGGTTCTATGGTTATTTGTAGAAACTCTACTCCTCTTATTGATTTATACTTTCAATTATTATCATTGAATAAAAAAGTATTTATTAAAGGTGATGATATTTTAGCTTCTATAACTAAATTCTTAAAACCATATTCTTATAAAACTGTTGATGAAACTAAAAGAAAAATAGCTTCTGAATTAACAAGATTAGAAAGAATTGAAAATAAGAATGATGATGAAAGATTCAAACTTTATAGATTGAAACAAAATTATTCTAATTTTATTCTTTTAATAACTCATTTAGTTATTGGAGATAACAAAATAGAAGTTTTATTACAATCTTTAAAACAATTATTTGCTGAAACAGATGATGAATCAGTTATTACATTATGTACTATTCATAAATCTAAAGGATTAGAAGCTGATGTAGTATATATTTTAAATGAATTTTTAATTCCATCTAAATTTGCTAAATCACCAATGCAATTAGAACAGGAACAAAATTTAAAATATGTAGCAAGAACCAGAGCAAAAAAGGAACTTTATTATTTAATAATAAAATCAGAAGATGAGTAAACCAAAAGAATGTATAAATTCTAATTGTAATAAAATAATTTATGTAGAAGATTGTAATCTACATTTACCTTTACAATGTGAAGATTGTATCAATAAAAAACTTAAAGATGAGTGATATAACAACTAAAGAAAAAGTGCAAGGTATAAAAATTATATTAGGTGCATTAGAAGAAGGTTTAAAAGAATTACATGCAGAAGGTGTTGTATGTAATTTTACAATAGCTACTGATAAAAAAACAGTATCTATAAGTTCTGAAAAAGAATTTAGTATAGAATTAAAAGCAACAATAAATCAAGAACTATGATTAGAGCAGAAATAGTTGGGCATTCAAAAAGTCCACAAGGAGATGAATTAATTACAGTATTGGCAACATTTCCAAGACATATTTTAGCAGAGGTCAATACTCACAGAATGTTGAGTAAAAATACCTCATCAAGTAGAGCAATTCCATTTGATAAACTGTTAGAAATGGTACAAGAAAATCCTTTTATTCCTATTGCTTGGCAAAAAGAACATAAAGGAATGCAAGGAACTGAATATTGGGAAGGAGAACATGAAATACTTGATTTAAGAGAAAGTTGGTTAATCTCAAGAGATAGAGCTATAGAAGGAGCAAAAGATTTACATGCTAATAAAGTAACTAAACAACTTTGTAATAGATTAATAGAGCCATTTATGTGGACTACTATGTTAATTACTGGTAGTAGAGAAGGTTGGGATAATTTCTTTAGATTAAGAAACCCAGTCTATGAGATTGATTTAGATAATCTTGAAAGTTTAAAAGATTAAAATTTTGTACTTTGGGATAATTTCTTTATCTTTGTAAAAATTTATAAAAGATGAAAAAATATTATGTTTATCAACATATAAGAGAAGATAAGAATGAGATATTTTATATAGGTATTGGTACAAAATCTAAACAAGATTTAAAATGTAGTACTTATAGTAGAGCTTATTCTAAACACATAGATAATAATATTTGGCTTAAAATAATTGATAAAACTAATTGGAAATTTGAAATACTTTTTGAAGCTGATGATAGAAAAGAAGTAGAACAGATGGAAATAGATTTAATTGCTAAATATGGTAGAAAATGTGATAAAACAGGTTGTTTAGCTAACTTAACTTTAGGTGGAGAATCTAATTTAGGGTATAAACATACTCAAGAAGCTATACAAAAAATCTCTGAAAAAGCCAAAAGAAAAAGAGGTTATTCTAATATTAATTATACTCCTGAATTAAAACAAAAGTTATCTAATATTCAAAAAGAAATTGCTAACAAACCTGAAAAAATTGAATATAGAAGAAATCTTGCTAAAGACAATTCATATAGGTCTATCTCAGCTTCTTTAGAAGATTTAGAAACAGGTAATATTTGGAGTGCAAAATCCATAAAAGAGTTATCTAAAATTTGTCCAATAGCTTATCCAACTCTTATTAGAATGAAAAAACAAGACCCAAGATGTAAATTGTATAATAAATATAAATTAATAGTGTATGAAAAATAATGTTGTAGGACACCAATATGAGTTGTCTAATTTTGAAAACAAAGACCAACAAGGTCAAATTTTACAATTTATTCACAAAGAACCAAAAGAAGAAGGTTCTACTGAATTAGTTACTATTGCTGATGGTACTACAAATGAAGAAGTTTTAGAAGTATTGATTGACAGAATGAATTTCTTACAATCTAAATTTCCTTGTAGAGAAAATGCAATTGTAATCACAAAACTTGAAGAATCTTTAATGTGGCTTAATAAAAGAACACAAGATAGATTGAAAAGGAATGTAGAAGGAAAACAATTAAAGTAATGGGTAATATAAAAAGATTTTCAAGTAGAAAAGAAGTTACTGAATTTCTTTCTACTAAAGGTATAGATACTTCAAATTGGTCAGAAGAAAAGTGGCTATCTCTAAATAAAGGTCAAGCTGAAATTCACATGATGGCACTTGCTGAATGTATTTATGATGCAGTAAATGAATCTACTCCAAGACAATTAAAAGCTGGTGAATGGCATGTTCCATTTGTAGATAGTTTTGAAAGTTATTCTAATGCAAATGCTGATGATATTGATAAATTAGTAAAAGATTTTCAATTGAATGATATTAAAATTTCAGTAGCTATGGCAGCAAGAACTTCTTATACAGTAGTAGGAGAAGAAAAAGAAATCAATTATGAAAACTTAATTGGTTTGCATGATAGATTATTAACTCAAGACCCACCTCATTCAAGTCCTTTTGAACATTGTGCAAGAGCTATGAGTGATGAAGAATACTTTACTGCTGTAAAGACTGTAAAAGGATTAAACAGAGAAAAAGCAATTGTACAAAAAGATTTGGGTTGGTGTAATAATCTAAAAGGATTTATAAATTATCGTTATTTTGTAGATAATAATATAAATTTGTAGTATATTTGTAAAAATTTTAAAGGTTTTTATGAAAGTTATAGGTATTTATAAAATTACGAACTCTATAAATAATAAAATTTATATTGGCTCTTCTGTAGATATAAAAGCAAGAAAGTATTTACATCTTTCAATGTTGAAGAATAATAAACATCATTCCCCTATACTACAAAGAGTATATAATAAATATGGAAAAAATAGTTTAAAATTTGAAATAATAGAATTATGTAAAGAAATAAATTTATTAGAAAGAGAACAATATTATATTGATACCTTAAAACCTGAATATAATTGTTGTCAAATAGCAGGAAGAACAAATGGTTTGATAAGTAATAAAAGAAAACCTATTATTCAATATGATTTAGATGGTAATTTTATTCAGGTTTTTAATTGTTTACAAGATATTATGACTACATTAAGTCTTACTAATAGCTCTAAAATTACTAAAGTATGCAGATTAGAAAGAAGAAAAGCATATAATTTTGTTTGGAGATATTTAGGAGATGATTTTATTCCATTTTCTTATAGAAAAAGAAAAGGTGTAAGTATTGCAGAAATAAATGATAGAGGAGAAATAATTAAACAATGGGAAACAATTAAAGAATGTGCTGAAGAGTTAAACACTACTTCTTCATTACTTTGTAATATATTATCTACTAAAACAAGAGCTAAAACATTTAAAGGTAAAATTTTTAAAAGAATATAAACACTAAACTTAATTTAAAAACAAAAATTATGAAGGTAATTGGTAGAAGAGTTCTTGTAGAACAAACAATGACTAAAAAACAAACTAAAATTATATTAACTGGTAAATCTGCTCCAGAGGAAACATTTGATATAACTTTTAAAGTTTTACAGTTAGGAGAAGAATGTCCAGAAGGTGTTATAAATATAGGAGATGTACCTATTTTTACAAAACATGTGGATTTTCATGGAGCAAAAATTATAGAAGAAACAAAAGATGTGAAAACTGTTTTACATACTATTGTATTCTATGATGAAATTATTGGTGTAGAATAACTAAAAATTCAAAATGGAAAAAATTAAAACAATTGCTGATTATCAGCAATTAGCAAAAAGAACTTGTGTAGATTTAGAATCTTATGACAAGAATCAAAATCACATGTGGTTAGGAATTACTACAGAAGTTGGAGAAATACTTGATGTATGTAAAAAGAATTTAGCTTATTCAAAACTTGTTGATGTAGTTAATATAGGAGAAGAAATTGCTGATAAAATGTGGTATATTGCTAATAAAGCTAATCTTGAAGGATTAATTTTATTAGATGATATTACAGAAGTTGATGAGACTTTATGGTTGAATCTATGTAGTGTTTATGATGATTTTATTAAAATTCCTGAAAGAACTACTGATGTTAAAGTTAATTTTACTATTCAATTTTACAAAGATTTCTTTGGTAATCTTGATATGTTGAACACTTTTGATTTACTTACAGTAACTAAATTTCTTTCTGATTTTTGGCAATTTGATTTTTATCAATTACTTACAAATAATATTAACAAATTACAAGTAAGGTACCCTGAAAAATTTACTAATGAAGCTGCTTTAAATAGAAATTTAGAAGCTGAAAGAGTGGAATTAGAAAAATAATCTTATAGAGGAGTAGAAATACTCCTCTTTATAAATATCATATTATGCTAACAGAATTAAAAGAACAAGCTCAAGAATTATTAGATTTTGGAGATTCAAGAGAAAAAGCTAAAGGTTATGGTATGATGAAAGTCATAGAATTAGTTGAAAATGATTACTATCCAAAATCTCGAAGTATATCTTGGTCTGTAGAAGACCTTAAACATCAAGCTGAAAATTTAAAAGGTTTTAGTCCTGATTTAGATTTTGATGAGACAAAATTTGAAGAAGTTTTAGAAATGATTATTCATAAACATGATGCCAATATTGGTATTAATTGGGATGTCATTCAAATTTATTTAATGGAACATTGTAAAAAATAAAAATATGACAACACTTGAACAAATAGAATTTGAAAAAGATTTAAAAATAATGAGAAAAGTTTACATTATCATATCTATTATAGTAATTGCTATATTATTATTTAGAGGATGTGAAATGGAAAGACAAGGTGGTATATCAGTAGCATTAAATCAGAGTTTGAAAGATAGTTTAAATACTTATAAAACAAAAGATGGTTTAAATGCTGCTAAAATATCAGTATTTGAAGCAGATAAGGAAAAAGATTTCATTAGTTTAGCTACAAAAGACACAACTATACAAAAATTACAGAAACTTGTAGAAAGTAATAAATCTAAAATACATAGACAAGGTAGCATATCAATTATCAACACAGAAACAAATGTAGGTACTACAGTTGCAACAAAAGTAATAGATAGTATATTACCATCAGATTCTATAAAAAGTCCTGTATATGCTTCTAATTTCAATTTAAAAGGTTGGATAAAAGGAAGCACAATTGCTACAAAAGATAGTACCTCAATAAAACTTACTTATAAAGAAGAGTTAAATCTGATTATAGGTAAAGAAAAAACAGGTTTTCTTGGGTTAGGTAAAGGTAAAACCTTTGCTGATGTAGTATTATTAAATCCTTATAGTGAAGTAAAGCAAATGAGAGTTTATAGTACAAAAGAACCAGCAGCTAAAAGAATAACAATTGGACCAGGTGTCTATTATGGAATTGGAAATAGCTTTCAACCACAAATATTTATTGGGATTGGTGTAACTTGGAAATTAATTGCTTTTTAATTATGAGTTTACATGAAACAGTTTCTAATAAAGAAAGACCTTGTTATAAATGTATTGAATCAATTAATACTATGGTAGATTATTATGGTATGCAGCAATTAAGAGATAAGTTTAATATAGGTTGGGAATATTCTATTAGTTATGTAGAATCAAGAATTAGAAATCCAATTGAAATTAAAAAACATTTTATAATTTTAGAATGATGGAAGAAGTTATTTGGTGTTATTCTCTGAAAGACCATAATACAATCTTTATTTTTAGAAGTTTACCTCATAAAGAAATTGAAATAGATTTAAGAAATATCTTTAATTCTATAAATGAAAAAGGTATCAAATTAACTGTCAATGAAGATTTATTATTAAAATCTTTACTAACAGATTATAGTCAAACTCATAGGTGTAAAACTTGTAAATATCTATTAAAAACTCAACCAAATAAAAGAATTATGCATAAATGTGCTGTAACTGGAAAAGATGTTACTTTACAAATGAAAGCATGTAAAGAATTTAAAGAAAATTAATTATGGTAGATAATTTAAAATTAATATTACCTTTCTTAAAATTTGAATCAGCAGATGATTTTTATTATCTTCAAGTTTTACAGAGAAAGAAAGAGAACCCTCAAATCGGTAGTAATAGTAGAGTAATTAAAAATTACTATATTAATTCAGAAGAATATTTAATTAATCATTATGATGAAATTAAAAAACTATGTGAAGTTTTTAATGCAAGAGCTTCTATTAGATTAAATAAAAGGTCTTATGAAGAAGTAGGATTTAAAACTATGGTAAATGTAGCTAATACAATGTCTAATAGAGAATATCAATTTCTTAAAGCATCTTATGATAGAGCTTGTGGTTTAGGTCATAATGATGATGAAAAGAAATGGATTCTTGATATTGATGGAATAATGAACTATAATGAAATTTTTAGGATGGAGGAAATAATTGAAAAAGCAGAACCACCTCATAAAAAGATTATTGTGTATATTCCTTCTAAATCAGGTTTACATCTTATAACTAAACCATTTGATTTAAGAGAATTTACTTCTCATTATCCAGAAATTGAAGTTCATAAAGATAATCCAACTAATTTATATATTCCTTAAAATGAATACAGTAGAAAACAGAAAATCAGATTATGTTTGTGTTGAATGTGGTGTACCTTATTTAACTGATAAACAAAAAGAAGAAGGAGGTTGTACTACATTTCATAAAGGAATTTGTGGTATATGTGAAGAAGAAAAATCTATTACACATATAAGAACTTATAATTATTTACAAAAAAAAGATAAATAATTTTTTTATTAAATAAAACTTTATATATTTGCAGCATGAAAACAAATCAATCATATCAATTCAATTTTAACCATGAGAGCAATCTCAAGGAGGATGATTTGGTATAATTAATATTTATATCTTGTTTAAAAATCCTCTACTGACATAGAGGATTTTTTGTTTTGGGAGTAATTCTTTGGAGAAACCAGCTCTGTAAAAGCTCAAATAGTAGGTTCGATGCCTTCTACTCCCACAAAATAAATTGGTGATTAGCTCAATGGTAGAGCATCTGACTGTTAATCAGAAGGTTGTAGGTTCAAGTCCTACATCATCAGCAAACAGATAGTGTTCCCTGATATACGGAGTAAGCAACTGTGGATAAACTAAATAGGCTACAATTAATGGGAAAAATAGTATATCAAATTAAATCTATGGTGTAATGGTAGCACAACAGTTTTTGGAGCTGTTTGTATTGGTTCAAATCCAGTTAGATTTACAATTTGCTGCATTAGTGAAGGGGTTATCACATCACACTTTCTATGTGAGGTCAGGGGTTCAAATCCCCTATGCAGTACAAAAAATAATAAATAACCTACCCAATGGTTTTGTATGAGTGGTTGGAAGCAATACAACATAAGAATTTTGATTAATTCGGTATTTATTATTTTATAAGGGAAGATAGCATAGGTGGTCAATGCACTGGTTTGAAGAACCAGCCATTCAGGTTCAACTCCTGGTCTTCCCACTAAACTACAAGATTTAGGATAGGTAGGAATCCTATAATTAAAAGATGTTCACCCTAATGAGTAGTTTTTTACACAATATAAATGCACACATTTTCCATTTTACTATATTTTCGGAAAATGTGTGCATTTTTTATTACCTCACTTTTACTTTTTTTTATTCTTCATCTACAGATTTATTTTGCTCTTCATCATAATTATCTCTGTCTATTTTAAATTCATCTCCAAGTTCTTCTTTAATTTCTTTATCAATTACATCTTGTTCTACTTCTGGTAATTCATCATATTCTACATTATTTTCTGTTTCATATTCTTCAAGAAGTTCTTGTATTTTTAATTGTTTTTCTTCTTTCAATTCTTTCTTATCATCTTTAAAGTCAGAATTAAATATACCATCTAATCCTTCTGATTTATCCCATTCAGTAAGCATAGAATTTTCAAATCCAAATCTATAAGTATCATGTCCTAAATCTCTAAATAAAGCAGGTACAAACATTGATGCTGCTGCATTTCTTAATTTATTTTGTCCTTGTCTTGGTCCTTTTTGAATTTCTTCTGTAGGACTACATAAAGCAACACCTAACTTTATTATACTTTTTAATTGTCCTTCAATACCACCTTCTGAACCAGCTTTCCATAAAGCAGCAGGGTCTGTACCAAATGAAGATTCATTAAATGTACCAGTAATCATATTTTCAAGAAAATTATAAGTATGATTTCCTTCTGCTCTTCTTAATTTTTGAGCTTCATATTTAGCTCTTTGTTCTGTACCTTCTTCTCCTTTTGGTTCATCATCTTCATTATCTTTAAGAAATGCTTGAATAGCAATCTTAACTAACATAAGTATAGCTAAATGTTGCATATTTCTACCCATTGCTCTTAAATCTTTCTTTTCTTGGTCAGTAAGATTATGTTCAGATTTAAACTCAACAGGTTTTATAAGTTCTTTACCAAATATAGTATTTATAGGCATTTCAGCTAAAGCAACAGGATTAATCATTTTTAACCAATACATTGCTTGTTGTACTATAGCAATAGGTTCAGTATTATTAACTAATGTTGTGTTTCTATTTTTATGTGCTATATATTTTGTATAACCAAATCCAAATCCTAAAGAAGCAACAAAACCAGCAATCAAAATAGGTGAAGCTGTTACCATTCCTAATGCTCCTGTAGTTGCTAACATTAAACCAGCAGCAACAGAAGTTTTCTTATTAAGTAAACTTGATAACATAAAACCTGTTTCAATTTCTCCAGTAAGAACATTTTTTTGTTGATATTTCCATCTTGCTCCTATGTATTCTGGAATCCAAGTTTTAAAAGTCATTAATGGTCTTGTAAATAAGCTACCTTTAATTCTTGTAACACCTTCTTTAGTATAATCTCCATTCATACTATTATTCATAGCTCTAACATTTAACTTCCAATCAGAAATATTTTTTGAAGTCATAGTAATTAAATGTTCTCTATTTGTTGGAGTATCAAATTCAGGTTTTAATTCTAAAACACCATTGTTATTAACATAAGGTATAAAATCACTACCATTAAATAAAGGATATTTAGCAGGATTTCCATTAGCATCTTTTTCAGTAGCATGTTCTATTTCAACATCCATAGCCATAGCTAATATACCTTTAGCTTGATTTCGATATTCTACTTTTTCTGTAATAAACATAGGTTGCATCCAACCAGCTCTATTTTTTATTTCAGCTTCTGCTTTCTGTAATTCATTAGTTCCTGTTTCAACAATACCTAATTTCTCTATAAATAATTTAGCTGTTTCCCATTTTTGTTTATAGGTAGGATTAACATGTCTTATTGAACCTAAATCAACAAAATGTTGAACAGGATAAATATTACCTCTTTGCCAGAATACTCCATCTCTATTTAATGTAGTAATAAAACCTTGTTTATAGTTATTTACTCCAGCAAGTAAATTATATCCTAAACCTACTTTTACTCTTAATTTATTTACTATATTATCAAATAAAGCACTAATCATATAGTCTTTACCAAGTAATTCAATTCTTTGGTGTAAAGCAGCTTTTTCAATATTTAATTGTTCAACTTTTTTAGGAGAAGTAGTTTGAGAAATTTCATTTTCTAACTGTTTTATTCTCTCAATAGCTGAATCATAGATACCTTTTTCTTCTTTATTGAAATTCTTATAAAATATTTTACCTACAACAGGAGCATTAAAATGTTCTTTGTTTAATGAGGTTCTTAATATTGTACTAATATTATTTACTCCTCCTGGATGGTCTTTTTGATTTTTATTAAGAATTACTTTTTCATAGAAGAAATCTTGTCTTTTTAGTTCATTTTCTCTTACATCATCTTTTTTTTGATGCCAACCATTATCTTTTGTCAAAATGTCAGCACTTTTCATTCTATAAATGTTTGTCTCATTTTTTGATGCTGCTCTTGCTTTATGGTCTGCTGATAACTCTAACAATCCTTTTATTACTGCTGGTAAATTCAAAGATTGTTGTTCCATATTCTTTATTTTAGAAAATATTTTCAAATCTCCTGCTCCAAATATACCATTTGTAGAATCTAAATTATCTAAAAATTCAGTAGCATTTTGCATACCTGTAACAGCAAGTATTTTATCTTGTTGTTCTAAAGATAAGGAGTTCCAATGTATTACTGTGTTATCCATCAAGGTTTTACCTAAAATATTAGATACATCAGTTTTTAATAAAGCAAAATCTTTACTTACCTCACTTTCTATTGTTTTTATTTGATGTGCAAGTTGAACATATTCTGATTCATTATGTTTATAATTCTTTGCACTAATTATACTTTTAAATAAACCAAGTAAATTAGTGTATTTACTAAATGCTTCTTTCAACTGTGTTTTAAATGATTTATCTAATACTTGTTTAGTTATACCTTCTTTAAAACTCAATATAGAATTGTGTTTTACTTTTAAATCTGAATCTACAAGATTTTCATTTATTAGTTCTACACCTTGTTTCATTCTTTTCCAGAAATCATACATAATTGGATTGTTCTCAATGTCTTTAAAATTTTCATCAAAAAATCCTGTATCTATTCCTAAATTATTTTGTACTTTAGGAATATAACCATTAAATTTTATATAAGAAGGTTTTGCATCTTTTTGAGTACCATAATTAAGTTCTACCATACCAGATTGACCAGCATAAAAAGAATCAAGGAAGGCAAGAGGACTGATTCTTTGTAATGAATTTTCTATACTTTCTTTTGCTACTGCTGATAATTGAGATTGGTCATTTACATTTTCATCTGCCAATTTGGCTTGTATAATTAAACCTGCTTCATTTAGATACTTATCTAATAAGTTTCTTTGATTTTCCACAGCTTTTTCATATTCTTCTTGTCCTATTTTTGCTATAATTTCTTGTTTATAATTATCAGCTTCTTGAGTTGTTCCTCTTTTAAAACTATCATAAATAGGGTCATCAAAAATATCATGTAATAAAGTAAAGTTTAGAAATTCTACCTTATCATTCAAATCATTGAATTTATTTTTTAATAATCTTTCTACTTCTGCCCAATCTTTTTGACTTCTTGCTTGATACAAATCTTCTTGATATTTTTTTTGAAGATTATGTATAGTATTCTCATAAGTTTTTGAAAACTTACTAATTAGCTCTGGTTCAGCAATTTTATCTTTTCTATATAACCAGTTGTAATCAAATACTGTTTTTTTTCTAAATGTAAAGAATTTACCTTGTCTTTTTAATTCTTCTTCAATAGCAGGAAGACCATTATTAATACTTTCAATAATAGGTTGAATTTTATTATTTTGAGTTTGTTTTTCTCTCTTATATTCTAATGTAATCAATTGGTCAATAATATTATTTTCTGATAATAAATTAGTACCTTGAGTAAAGAAATAAGATTCAACTTTGTTTATATCTTGTAATTTATTTAATAATTCCTCTTTAATTTCTTCCAAAGTTAAACCAGGATATAATTTAGATAAATTATCTTCATTCTTTTCTAATAATTGTAAGAATATATTATCTACTGTTTCATCAATATTGTTTTTAGTTTTCTCTAAATGTGTTTCTATATAATCAATTATATCTTGTACTTCTTTTTCAAACTCTTGTTTGCTATTTAATGCAAAAACATCAGTATCTTTTGCTTCCGATTTTTTAGTTTTTTCTAAATAATCAAACATAGTTTTTGCTAAAAATACATTATCTAATGTAGGATTTGCTAATAGTTCATTTATGGTCTGAATATCTTTCTCAAAGAAATCTCTGATTAATGAAACTTTATCAATGTTACTATTAAAATCTTTAATATCTTTTTCTAAAGAATCTTTGATTAAATTGAATTTAGCTAATTTTTTAGTTATTTCAACTGAATCATGTAATCTTTTATCATTATATAATCTGGTAATAGTCTTATCAACATTAATAAGTAATTTTCTTTTGTGTTCAAGAACATCATTATAATTAGGTTGTATAACAGTTTTTGATACAGGAGTATTTGTACTGTTACTTGGCATATCTTCAAAATCATCTTCTGTAAATGTTGGAGCTAAATCATTTAATTCATCATCTAAATTTTGAATTTTTCTACCTTCATTTCTTAAATCTTTTTCAGCTTTTGTTCTTGCTTCATTATAATCATTTAAAACTTTTTCAAATTTTTGAAAATTTTCAGCATTGTATTTTATATGAAAATTTGTTATATGACCATTTTTTGCATCAGGTGTTTTCACATGATTCAAAGTCATCAATTCATCTGTAAAACCATATTTTTCTTTAGCTAATTCATTATAGTCTTTAATTAATTGTTCAACCTCTGTGTAGTTCTTTTCATCTACCAGATAGCTTTTTTCCTTTGAAACAAGACCTTTATCTACAAGGTCTTGTTTTACATTATTTAATGGATTACAACTCATAATCTTTTATTTACAATTAAATGGGTCTTCTTTTTTATTTTGGTCAAAGATAGGGAAATTATTTTCAATCATATCATTTTCAGCAAAACCATTATCTCCTATAGTAAACTGAACTTGATTTTTATCAGATAATGGAGCATACTGAATACTTTGTGCTTGAGTTTTTTCCATTTCCATAAATACATCATTAGGTATATTTTCTACACTTTCAATTTCTCTAAAATTATTTTCCATTCTAATAAATTGCATTGAAGCCATAATAGATTCTTTAGCTACACTATTATTAATCAATCCTGGATAAACACTATTTAATAAATTTAAAATAGCATCAGATAATTTTGCCCATAAAGATTTATCAGTAGCTTTATATTGTATTTTATTCATCTCTTCTTGAAACATTGGAGATGTTAAAGCAACTGTAATAAATTCTTTAATGTTAGTACCAGCATAGATTAAACCTAATTCTCTTTCAGTATATTCAGTATTAGAAGGTAATGTTTGACCAGTTTTTTTAGCATTATCTATAAGAGCTTTTTTCTCTATTAATGCTGTTATTTCTGGTTGTAACAATTTTTTAAATTCATTAAATACTATTACAAGATTAGTAACATGTTTAGGAGCATCAGCTTTTACATTTCCTGCTTCATCAAAATAATTACTTAATTCTTTAACTGTAACAGTATGAATAACTTCATGTAATAAAGTCATAGCTGCTTTATCATCTGATACATTTAATGTATGAGTAGGATTTAAAGTAACATCTTTACTATTTTTTGTTGTTCTTCCTGCTGCATCTAAATTATAATCTAATACTAATTTATCATTTCCAATTATAGGTAATAACCATTTAGCAGCTTCTGTTATATGAGAATATTCTGCTGATAATTCAGTATTTGCCACCTGATTCAATAAATCTTTTACAGAAGTATTTTCATCAACTTTAAATGTTTTTTTGCTTACATTAGCTATATTATCATCTGTTGCAATATTAGGTGTTACATTTTTTTTCAAATTCTTGATAGAAGAAACATTATCATTACCAAATTCATATTCACTAACTCCCATATTACCCAATGTATCAATTTTTTGATATAAACCATTACCTATATGTTCAAATAAAGAAACTGATACAGGCATATTTCTTTTATTATCTTTTACAGATAATAAAGCTGGATATTTTTTATCTTCTACATTGTACTCAAAACTATTTTGTTTTTTATTTTTAACATTCTTGAAATTAGCTTTTGGAGCTTTACTTGGGTTATGTTGGAAATATTGTTTAGTAAATGTACTCATACTATCTTCTTTGATACCTAACACTTTACCAAATAGATTAATAGAACTGTTATGTTTAGTATTAAACATTTGCAATTTTTGATTTGCTGCCATAAACACATCTCCTTGATATTGACCCATACTTTCAAGCATTTCAATAGGAACAAATTTTGCAAATTCAGTTGCTTTTTGAATACCTCCTTGTAAGAAAGAATAAGCTACTAAATCTTCTGCCAAATCTGCTGTAGAATAAGGTTGTCCATTTCTGAAAGGTAATTGTTTATTAGCCATAACCAATTCAGGAATAGCATTATACAAATTCTCTTCATCTAAATTATCAGTAGCTGTATTATTATATTTGATTAATGATAATTCATCTTCTCCTAATCCTGTTTCATATTGAAAACTTTTTAATAAAGCATTTTGAGACATTTCTTTTATTCCTTTCTTAAATTGTTTATCATCATTTTTAGATAAATCTTTTAAGTAAGTAGATAAAGAAGTATTATTTTCATCATCAATAAACAATTCATATCTTTTAGCTTTTGGGTCAATGTTAAATACATTATTTCCTTTTCTTGAATAAATTAATTTCTTAATGTTTTCAACAATTTCTTCAAAATTTTCAATTATAGCATTATCAGAAATATTTTCTTCTTTACCTTGAATTTTCAATATCTCTTTCACAACATCATTTATTGACTTATCTTGATATGGAAAGAAATCTCTATATAAAGTATTACCTAAATGTAAACCATTGATTACAATTTGTCCTTGTGGTGTTCTTGGTGTAACATAATAGTTTCCAATCATATAACCACCACTTTGATTTTCAGATGTATCAGAATAATCTCCAATTAATAAATGAGCATTTGTAATAACTCCATTATCAGGAAGTTTTTTCAAACCTTCATATTTTAATTGTGATTCAATCATAGATTTACCAAGAGTATTAGTATTAATAACTTTTTGAACTTTAGCAACTTTTTTAGCTTCTTCTTCTAATGTTAAATATACATCTAAAGCAAGTAATTGCATTGCTCTATCTTTACCATTGTTTTCTATTCCTTCTAACATTTTTGTACCTGTTAAAGCACTTGTATCAGAAGTTTTCCCTAATGCTCCTTGATTTTTATCTGTTCCTTCACTAACCATTCCAGTACCTAATTCAAAAACAAATTCTGAATTTGCACCATAAGATTCAATTAAATCATTGATTAATTTTTTATCATTTATAAATTCTCCTAATACTCCTTTACTTTCTTTTCTTCTTTGATTTAATTCTTTAATAATTGGTTGAGATAATAATAAATAAGAAATAGAATTACCATTTTCATCTTTACCAAATCCTCTCAATGCTGTATTAGCATCTACATTGATAGTAAATTCATCTACACCAACTCTACCAAGAACTTGCTCTTTTTCATTATCAGTACCAGTATTAATTTTTTCATCAAATGCTTCTGAAATATTTCTTTGGTGTTTTTCTCTCCATTCTTTTAATTTAGATTCAGACAAACCTGTTGGTTCTATATGTTGTATAGCACCAAGTTTCCCATCACTAATAAAATGACCAATTTGAATAGTTTTTGGATTACCTAAATCATCTTGAATATAAATATCTTCTCCTTGATGTTGTTGAAGTAAAGCATTAAATGTACTATAATTAGCATATACTCCAATAGCAACTTTACCAATAGCTCCTAAATTCATTTTACTTTTTTGGTAAGAATTTGTAAGCATTGTAAAATTCAATTGGTCAGCTTCATACATCTCATTAGCTTTTAAATCAGATAATGTAGCATCTTTAGCCATATATTCAGCAATCATCTTGTTTCTGTAACCAGCTTCATTTAATTTTTCTAACTGTTCAGCTTGACTTTTTGCAAAATCAATAGATAAAACACTATTGATTTTGTTTTGAATATCTAAATTAGGATTATTGAATATAGCCAAATGAGATTTAATAAATTCATTTTCAGCTAATTTTCTTTTTAATTGTAATTCTAATCTATTTATTTTTTCAACAATATCAACTTGAGGTAATAATAAAGTTTCTAAAGATTCTTCATCTAATAAACTTCCTTTACCTGCTATGAAACTTCTAAATAATTCATTAGCAAAATTACTTTTTGCAGAAGCACTTGTATTTTCAAGATTAAATTCTTCTATTTTATTAGTTAAACTTCTTGTAATATCTTCTATATCAGAGTTTTCTAATACTTTAATTTTACCATCATTAGTCATAATATGATTTAATTGATAAGCAGATTCTTTATCAATATCATAATCAAGACCTTTTTGTTTAGTAAAGTTTTTAGGTACTATCATTAAATCCCCTACTTCTGGAGGTAATATACCAGCAATTTCAATAGATGAACCTGATTTATGAGATGAAGTAGGAGTTCTAAAACTGAAGTTATTGAATAAAGCAGGGTCTATCATACCTTCTTTCAAAGTTAATGTACCATTTTCTCTTCTTGTTAAATACTTTCCTTCTTTACCATTAAATCCTTCAAATAAATCAATAAGTTCTTTTTTATCATTTTTAAATTTAGAAGGAATAAATACTTGAGCTTTATGAAATACTATTCCATTTTCATCTGTTGAAGTATGAGTTCCTTGTAATTCTTTACCATTATATGAATCTAAATAAATTATTCTTGATTTATCTACACCTTCAAGATTTTCTTTCATTCTAAAACCACTTTCAGAACCAGCAACAAAACCATTACCAGGCATTTTATGCTTCATAATTTTGTTAGTGATAATTGAATTTAATAGTGATTCATATCTATTACTATCAGAAGATAACCATAAAGGAGTTTTAAATTCATAATAGAATCCAGCAGCAGCAGCTAATTTTTCAATCTTTAATCCTGCTAATGATTTTACACTATAACCTCTTGAAGTAGCTTCTTTTATTAATAAATCTTGTAAGTTTTTTACAAAGTTTTGTTCATTTTTAATTTGACCATTTGTATCTAAACCTAAATCTAAAAATAATTCTTGTTTTTTACTATCTACAATATCACTAAATGCTTTATTAAAATGTTGATATAATTCTTTACCAGTAAGTTCTTTACCATCAATAGTAAATCCTTCTTTATCAATTACACCATCACCAAATAATAATTTAAAAAACTGTGTACCCATAGAAACTTTATCATCTTGATGTTTATCAGATTTAAAAGGTACATCTTGTTGTATTCTAAAATTATCTCTGTTCAATACTAACATATTAGTATTTATATCATCAGCATTATAATTTTTTATAGTTGATAATGAATTTGTATCAAATGGCTTTACTGTTTTTATTGTAGCACCTACTTTGTTAGCTGTTTGAAAAGAAGCTCTTGTGAATCTACCTGTATTAGTTTCCAACTCTTCCATTTTTAATCTTAAAGCATCTAATTTTGTACCAGCAGTTAATTGTGGTATCAAAGGAAATGCAGAAGATTTAATATAAACTACTCTATTAACATCTTGATTTATATTAGTATATGTTCCTGTGTGAACAGGTTTAATTGGTTGAAATACTAATTTTAATTCTTCTTTAGTTAAATAACCTTTTTCTCCTTCTGTTAATAATTTATTAGTTATTACTTTAAATTCTTCATCAGAAATTCTACCTATTCTATGTAAAATAGATATATGCTCTGTTGCTGTTGAATACTCTTGAGCATCAGTAGATTCAATATCAAAGTAAGCATCTATAGCTGGAAATTTATTAGCTAAAGATTTTCTAATATCAGATAATGTTTTATTGATAGCATTATATCTAACAGAATTTAAACTTAAAATACCTTGTTCATGTTTATTTAATATTTCAGCAGCTTTTTTATATTTATCTAATAAAGGTTGAGCTTCATCTAATCCTTTTTTACCATAGTAATTTTTAATTAAGTATTCTGAATTTTCACTAATATCTATAGAATCTTCAAGAAATATTTGATTATATTTTTCTCCATAAGAATTAGCAATTTTACTACCAGGAGCAATAAGTAGTGCTAACCTTTTACCAAGATTTACACCAATTTCTTTATTAATAGAAACATAAGTTTTATCATCTTTTATATCAAAAGGATTAACTGATTTACCTTCTTCTTTGTATAATTTATCTTTACTATAATTAGCAATATCTCCAGCAAATACTTTGAATACTTCTGAATTAGTAATCATATTATTTAATACAAAATCATAAACAGCTAAATCATAATCAGTTGAAGGATTTTTACCTTCTTCTTTAAAATAATTATTATCAAACATTTTAGAGTATGAATTTCCTTCTTTATTTACTTCTAAATAATTACTCCACATACCTTTTTTATGTTCTACTTCTTTTTTTATTACACCTTCAATAGCATCTTCAAAAGTAGATTGATATTTTTCAATAGCTTCATCTATTGTAATACCTGTTAATGCTAACTTATTTACAATATTTAAACCATCTTCATCTTTTAAAGTATTCATTATAGGTAAGAAATGAAAAAGAGTTGCTCCTTTATCATAATCTTTAATATTTGTTGCTTTAACTTCTGTATGAAATTTAATTATTCTTTTTAGTTCTGGTAACACCAATTGATTAAACAATAGAGTTTTAACAGTTGGTCCAATACCTTGTACTACACCTTCTTCTGTCAAATTAAACATACCATCTATTTTACCATCTTTTAAGAAATCAAAAATAGCAGTTGTCATATACATACCAGTAGTTTTATCTGACATAGTAGGAAATAACATATTAGCCATTCTCATTGATATACCTTCAAATTTAGTTCCTTTTGGTAATTTATCAATCTTTCTATCTTGAAAACCAGTAATACCAGCCATATCATAATCAATATCACTTAAATCAGTAATACTTGCTCTGTATGGTTGTTCTCCTTTTTCTTTAAATGCTGTAATAGAAGTATGTGAAATTTCAAACATACTTTTAAAAGTAGGTTCATTTTTCAACATATCTAAAATTATAGAATTTTCAGATAGTGATAATGATAGTAAATCATCAACTAAATTGTTTCCATCTTCTGATATACTTCTTTTAAGATTCTGAACCATATCAGTTACATATTTAGTAGGAACTAAAGTGGATATGTTTTTACCAGAATCTCTAAAAGAAAGAGTTATTAGAGTTGGGTTATATTTTGCTTCTATTAAACTTAATGCTTTTGTAACACCAGCTAAATCATTAAATACACTTTCTTTACTATCAAAACTAAAATCAGCAGGATTAACTATTGCTTTTTCTAACCAATTTTTTAATGGAATAAATAAACCACCAGCATTTTGACTATATAATACATTGAAAGAATTTTGTTTTCCAGCATTAAAAATACCTTCATTATAAATTTGATTCCAAGAGGTATCTTCAAAAGTATAACCTATTTTAGATAACCATTTCCTCAAATCATTTTCAGGAACTTTTCTATAATCTTGTCTATCCCATTTATTAAATTCATCTAATAATGATTGAGCATATTGTACATTTAAAGATTGGTTTTTGTTATATAAACCTGATGATTTATTTTCATTCTTCCAATTTTTAGCTATAATTCTTGTAGCTTCATTTGCATTAGTATTATAGATTTTTAATGATACACCATTGTTTTTAGTGTTTTCATACATGGCAAATTTAGAAGACAAAGTATGTCTGACAAAATTATAAACTAATTCGTTTTTAATTTGTTGGTCAGCATTTTCTAATTTAGCTAAAACACTTTTTACAAAAGCATTATTACTTTGTTTCATTTTAGCTATGATAGTATTGTAATCAGATTTAACTTCTGAACCAAGAGCTAAAACTTTACTTAATTCATTATATACATCATTAAATGACATATATAAAGGAATACCTAAATAACCTTTTTGTGCTACACCTTTGCTATCAAATACAGGAATTTCAGATAAAAATCTTCTTAATCTATAAGATGCTTTAGCTTTACCTGATTCTTCAATAGAATCTTTACTATAATCTTTAACACTTAATTCTACATCATCTTGTTCAATATCACTTTCTTCTTTTTCATTTAAAGTAAGTTGAGTTTGTTTTTGAATATCAGCAAATGCTTTGTTATATATTGTTTCATAATTATTTTTAATATCTTTAATATTTTTTAAAGTTTGATTATATGCTTCAATATAATGATTTAAAGCACCATTAGTGTTATCTTGATTTTTAATTTCAGATAACATTGATAATACTTGTTTTTCTATCTTATTAAGATGTAAATTCAATTCTGATTTAATATCATTTTGAATAGCTTCTTTTGATATTTTATTTTTATAACCAAAACTTACTTTATTACCAATTTTATGATATATAAACTGTCTTACATTTTTTTCTTGAGTTATAGATAAATCTCCACTAACATTGAAAATGTTAGCTAACTTATCTGTATTAGCAATCATATCATTACTTTCATCAAAATCATTAGGGTCAATACCCAAATCATTTAAAAATTCAGTATGTTTTTCTAAATTGAATGGTACAGATGTTTTAAGTTGCTCTACTACAGTAGCAGCAGCTTCTTGTCTTGCTTCAATATTTTTAGTTGCTGGTTTCTCCACTTCCTTGTAATCTACTGTGATAATTGGTTGTATCATAGTAACATAAGTAGGATTTTTTCCAGTATCATCAATATTAAAAGATTTGATATTAGTAAGTAAATTATTTTTTAAATAATTGTCATAAGTTTGATTTAAAGGAGTAACTCCTTCTCTTGTAATATGAACTATACTTTTTACATTTCTGTTATTCAAAAGTTTGTTATTTGTATGCTGTGAAACATTATTCATAACATTTTCATCAAACAAACCTTTTTTGTATTGACCTAAATTATCTCCAGCAATATTGTCTTGAAAATAAGTTTTTATAAATTGAACTATTTCATTTCCATTTTCAATATCAAGACCCATTTGAGTATGCACATCTTTTTGAATAGATTTAGCTTTCTCATAAGTCATTTCATATATAGTACCTTTCAAGTGTCTTGTCCAACTTGCATCTTTTTTAAGAGCTAAATGAGCAGCCATAGCAAATCTTGCTGTTTCTATTTGTTCATTAGAAACAACTCTTCCTACAGGATAAGCTCTATATGTTGGTACTATTTCTCCTTTATCATTTAATGTTGTACCTATTCTTCTTACTTCCCAAGTATGACCTACACTATTAAAATCAAATTTTCCTTCATTACCAGATTTATCTTTATTTAAGAGTTTTCCAGCATTAAAAATTTGATTACCCATATATAAGTCCTCTCCAATTTGTACTGTTACAATTGTTTGAGGATTAGCTTCATTTAGTGTAATTTTTGGTTCTGTCATAGGTATTTCATAAAATATACCATCAGAAGGTTTATTTATTGTAACTTCTGTTAAACCATTAGCTATACTATTTCTTAAATTTTGAGCATTTAATTTACCTTCATTAATATGATTTATCCATTCTTGAGTAGGTAAGTTAGGATTACTTGAATCTCCAAAAGGATTACCTATATTGAATGTATTATACCAATCAGTATCTTGAACATAAGCTAATTCTTTACCTGCACTATTAGTATAGAACACAGGAACTTTATTCATAAATTCTTGTGTGTTTCTGAAATTAGGATTTTGTTTTTCTTTTTCAGATAACCATTTATCAAAAGTAGTTGTTTGAGCTGCTCCTTGTGCATTTCTACCATCAGAAACAGTAATTTGAGACCATAAAGATTCAGGAGCAATTTTTACTCCTAATTTACTTCCAGAAGGATGCATATCAGGATGTAATAATTCTCTAAAATCAATTAAATCTCCAAACTTATGATTTAATTCATTACCTATTGTTTTTCTAACTAATATACCATTTTCAATTACTTCAACATAAGCAATAGAAGAGAATCCTAATTTAGGAGTAATTGTCAAAGTTCTTTTAGATTCAATTTCATTTACTGCTGTTTTTTGAATAGGAATATTTTCTTCATCATAACCAACAGTAGTAACCTCTCTTTGAGCAACTTCTTTTTTTATTTCTTCTACTTTTTCTTCTAATTCTACAAATGTATTAGCTTCTTCAATAGGAACTTGTTGTTCAAACATTTGAGCCATCAATGAAGCATTAGTACCCAATGAAGCTAAAGGATTAAATAAATCCATATAAACTTGATTATAGTCATCTGCTTCAAAATTGTTTTGTTTCCAACCTTCTACATAACCATCAAATAATTTCTTTAATTGTTCTTTGTTATTTACAATTTCATCTAAATGAGACATATATTCTCTAAAGCTAATATTTCTATTCAATAGATTTTTAACTTTATTAACATCTTCTAATACAATTTTTTTAGCAACACTACTCTGTTGAGGTGTAAAAGATGATGTATTTCCAATCATATCATTGAAATCATCTGCGATAAATACAGGGTCATTGTTTATAGTTGTGGAATTATCATCTAATGAAAAAACAGTTTCCATAGTTTGTAAATTACCAGCAACAGAAGAAGTATGTTCTTCTTTAGCATCTTCATCTACAATTGTAATATATGGCTCATTTTCAGGAACAACTTCTCCAGCATCTATTTTCTCTTGTCTTTGAGCTAACAAGTCTTTTATAGATTTAGCTATTTTTTCTTTATGAACTTGTTCTTGCTTTACTTTAAGTTCTTGTAATTTTTGTTCTTTTAAATCATTAATAAAATCTTTATTTTCTCCAGTAATATCTTTTTGTTTAAGTTTTTCAACTATACTTTCAATTAAAACAGGAGTTTCTTGTAATTCATTTTGATAATTAAATTCTGCATTTTCAGAACCTTCTTGTTTTATTTGTTCTACAATAGAATTATAATCTTGTAAAATAGCTTTTTTCTCCTCCATTTTCTTTTGATATAGAGGATGAACTTGGTCATTATAATTTTTTAATAATATACTTTGATTACTATTCAAAGTATCTTTTAACATTGTAGCATTCTTATGATTTTCTACAGCTAATAGATTTTCTTTTTCTAATTTGTCTAAAAAAGAATTATATTTTTGTTGGTCTTCTTCATTTTCAAATTGTCTATCTAATAAAGTATCAATAGAATAATCTATTTTGATACCTTCTCTTGTTATAAAAGCATCTATCTCTTCTTTAGCATTTTGTTTATTTTCAACAATATGTTTATCTAATTCTTCAATAGTTTGTTTATTTGCTAATTTTTTTTCAGCTAAATTGAATATTGTTCCAAAATTTTGTTTCTCTGAATGTGCATCATAAACTTGTTTTAGTTCATCTATTCTCTTTTTAGCAAGTTGTATATTTAATTTAGTTTCAGCAGATATTTCAGTATCAGGTTTTAATAACACTTTATCCAATGTTTCTTGGAAATTAGTTATTGTTCCTGTTCTTATAGCATGAGCAGCTAATCTTTCAAATTTTGTTTTTTCTAATTTATTAGCTTGTTCAATTTTACCATTATCTCTTAATTTAGTTATCATAGCATCATATTCCAATGGACTATATAAACTACCAGAGGTATTCATATTAATATGAGTAGCTAAATCTTCATCTGTTGTAGAAGCATCAATATCTCTATAAATTTTACTAATTGCTTTTTTATCTAATCTGAAATTGTTGGCTCTCATTCCCATACCAACACTACCCATAGCTCCATTCATTATAAGAGTTTGAGCTATAACATCTTCATAAAATTCTGAATCACTTAATTGTTCTAATTGTTTACCATAATCTTGACCATAAGTAGGTACTAAAGCAGTAAATACTTCTTCTAATACTTCTCCAGGTAATGAATCTAACATATTCATTTGTCCTGTATGAGCAATAGCTTGAGTAGATATTTTACCTAATGCTAAATTATTCATAGCATTTCTACCCTTTACAAATTTATCATTTATTACTGATAAACCTTTTCCTATCTTACTTTCAGATAATTTAGTTAAACCTCTACCTAACATAGTAGATTCAGATTTAGCTAATTTACCTAATGGTCCAAGTGCTTCTCCAACAAATCTTTCAGCAAATGCTTCTTTTAAATATTCTGAATAACCAAACAAAGCTGATTCAAATTTACTATGTGGTTGTATTAAAGATAATTCATCAGCTAAAGAATCTTTCATTCCTTGCAATTCTTCTATTTTAGCTAAATTTTCTTCTGTTTTATTTTTAGATAATTTGTTTATTTGACTATCTATTTGAACATTCTTTAAACTAAAGTCTTTTTTATATTTGTTATAGATTGCTTGACTTGTTAGATAAATTTCTTTACCATTTTCATCATGTGATATTTCTACATTACCAATTTGGTCTTTTGCATAACCACCATAAGTCATAGGATTAACAAGTCCTTGTACAGCTAAACTTGCTGTTCCTCCTGCTAATTCTCCACCTATCATTTTTAAAGCAAGTTTCTTACCACCTTGTTGTAAAGCAGTATTAAGAGTTAATCCTATAGCATCTCTTGCAACAAATTTACCCACAGCAGTTTCTATAGGACCTCCTATTGGTGCAGTAGCTATCATTTGCTCCATCATAACAGCAGATGTAGCAACACCTTTACCTGTTCTGTATAATCTATTATCATGCATTAAATCTCTTGCTTCAATATTTTGTTTTTTAGCAATAGATTCTATAACAGCTTGTTCACTATCAGTAAGTGTTTCAGAAGGAACATAACCTTTTTTTACATTACCATTTTTATCTGTATTCTTTGTTACTTCATTTATTATCCTATTTTGTTTTTCAATAATAGGAATACTCTTAATATCTTTAGCTATACTATATAACCCTAATGATTTTAAGTCTTTACTTTGTGTACCAAATCCTGACCAAAATCCTGTATTACCAGTAGTATAATCTTCTAAAGTTTCTATTACTTCTTCATAATTTTTTTTAGCAATATTATAATTTACCTCTTCTTGATATGGAGTATAATTATCTTCTGATGTATTTTTTTGATAACCAGTAAGTCTATCTGGAACAGATGCTTTTGGACCAACACTACCATCTTTATGATATACTATTTGTGCATCATCTTTTAATTTAGCATCTCTATATTTTTTAGCTTTCTCTTCAATTTCTTTAAATCTATTTTTAAAACTTTCTTTAACTTCATTCATTACAGGCATAATTTTATTATCTCTGTATGTAATTAAATCATTGTATTCTTTTTCTTCTTTAGCTGTTTTACCCCATTTATTTTCATCATCAGCAAAATAATCATGTAATTTATAAATAGGAGCAAAAATATTAACTCCATTATCATCAATGAAATCAATACTTTTCTTTCTTTTTTCTTTTATTTTTTCATCAATATCTAAAAATTCAATAGCTTTTTCTTCTCCTACCTTATTTTTTAATTCAGCAAGAACACCATTATCATCAAGAGTTTTAGCTTTAGCTAATTTTTCAGCTTCTTTTTTAGCTTTAGAATTGAAAAAATCTTCTGTTTCTCTTTCAGTAGAAGATTTATACATCATATCCAATGTACCAGCAGATACATTACCTAAACTCATATCTTGAGAGGTAAGCTCTTCTTGTGATACATTAGCAGTATTATTTTGCTGATTATTAACTACTTGTGAAGAAAATGTTTTCTTTTTATTTTCTATACTTTGGTTTAAAAAATCTAAACTTGCACTCTTTCTTTTAGGTGGTAACATATAAATTTATTTTTTTACAAATATAAGATTAATTTTGTTCAGAATAAATAATTTGATGTACTTTATCTATTTCTTCTGATTTAAGTAATTGTGTTCTACTCCCATCTTTATGAATAATATATGCTTTTCCATGGTCTGTTTCATAAGATTCTCCATTCATAGCTGGTACAGTTCTTCTACCTAATGTTTTAATATTAGTCTGATTCATTGTTTTTCTCCATTCCATTTCTGGTCTATTTTTAGAAACAAAATTATCTATACTTGGTGTACTGATTTGATTAGTAGAAACCAATGCTGGTAATCTATAATCTCCAATCTGTACACTCATACCTAAATTACTTTGACCAGCATTATCCAATGCCATATCTAAACCAACTGTTTTTTCATCTACTTGTAAACCAACTTCTTTACCATTTTGTCTTGTGATATATATTTTTTTACCTTCTTTATTAGTTCTTTGTTCTATACCACCTTCACTAATTAATTGAGATACAGACAATTTACCTCCAGGAGCAACTTTATAAATTCTTGTTTTATATAATTGTTCTGCTGGTTTATCTAATTTGAAATCAAAGTAACCTGTTTCAACAGCAGGTTTTATTCCTGCTTTGACTTTTTCAGTTTTACCTGCTCTTTTATCATTTGCAGCAACATAAACTATTTCATTACCATTTTTATCTTCAAATTTTAATTGAGAACCTTTTACTGTTTGGTCTATATTAAATGCAACATCATCAAATCTTTGTTCTATAACACCTTTCAATTCTGTTATTGTATTTTTATTTAAACCTATACCATTTAAAGTTACTAAATTTTCTTTAATATTGTTTTTTTCTTTAGTGCCATTTACAGTCAAATATTCATTATATGCTTTTTGAGCATTAGGGTCATTTAACCAACCATTTTTAGTAGTATCAAATTTTCTTCCTGTCTTTTTAGCATATTCTATAAATCCCTGAGCTTGAGCATTTAATAGATTCTTTTTAGTTAATTCTGACTTATATTGAGAAGATAATTCTATAGCACTTGCTTCTGACATACCAGCAGCAACCATAGCTTGAACATTACCTTTTTTGATAAGTTTTTCCATATCACTACCAGGCTTAACTTTTAAGTTTTTAATTTGAGTATTAATATTATCTTGAATAGCACCAAGATTTTGGTTAGTTTGAGTAAGAGTTTTTTGAAAATTAGATGAAGAGTTAGTACCTACTTGATATACAGATTCATAACTTGTATTTACATTTTCAGCTTCTTCTTTAGCATCATCAGCTAATTTATTAGCTCTATCCCAAGTTTTCCAATATCCTTCATCATTATGAATAGTATCTGATACTTCTGTTTCTTTATGTGAATAAGTTTGAGCAGCAGCATTTATCATTTTACCATAATGGTCAGTATTAAATCCTTTAAATTGAGGAATACCTTTTTCATTTTTCTCATAAACATAGGCTTTACTCAAATCTGCATTTTCATAACCACTAATACCTAATTGTTTTCTTCTTTCAACAGCTTGTTGATAATCATTATCTGCTGTTAATTGAGAATACATAGCATTAGCTATTTCTTCTTTAGTTAATTGTTTACCACCTTCTTTATGTCTATAAATATAACCATTTCCTCCTCTTGTATCTTTTTCTACAGAATAACCACTTGCTTTCATGTGTTGTAAAAACTTATCATCAAAATCAGCAGCATAATAAGCATTTTGAATATCAGGTGATGCACCTGCTTTATTCATATCAGCATTCCAATTAATACCTTGATATTTAGCAAGTATATTAGCTTTTTCAGCAGCTATGTAAGCAGCATCATATTTAGAAGGGTCTTTCTTTGCTAATTCATCTAATTTATCATATTCAGCAACAACATTTTTTTTATATTGTTGCATTGTTCCAATTTTACCAGTAGTCCAATTAGCATTTATATCTCTACCTAAATGCATTATATCTGAACTGTATTTATTATATTCTAAAGGATTAGATTTTATATTATCTACAATACCTGTAATTTTAGCTTCATAATTTTTTATTTCTTGCTGTAATTCAGGACTATCTTGAGTTAATACATCAGCTTTAAGTTTATCCAAATAAGCAGTTGCAGAAGTAATTTCTGTATCAATTTCCTTATCTTTATTTTGAAGTACCTGTGCCATCAATTGATGTGGTGCTTCAAACATTTTGTCATCTACAAATTTGGCATCTGATGTTTGATAAAATCTTCCCATTTCTTATGTTGTTTTAGGTTTTTCAATTAGATTACCTTTTTCATCAAAAGCTAATCCATATTTAGATAATTGATTGATAACATTTGTCATCATTTTATTTTGCTTCATAGCATTCAAATCTTTACCAATATTTTGAACTCCTTCTCCCATAGTAGATTTATCTTTACCTAATTGAGTATAAAAATTATCTCTATCTTTTCTATCATTCAAATCTCTTTCTTGTTCTCCACTCATTACAGCTTGGTCTTGTTGGTTTTCTAAACCAGCTTTTTGTCCAAGTAATTCTTGCATTGTTCTTTGAAAACTATCAACAGCACCTTGATTTGCTTCATTAGCATTTATATCAGTTGCTAAATCTAATGCTCTCATTTGGTTAATACCTCTTGCTGAATTTCTACCAATTCTTTTAGCACCATTAGCACTTGCTGTTATTTTTCTTAATGATTCTGCTTTTTGACCAGCACTCATTTCCATAGCAGCTAAATTGGCTTCTAATGCATCTTTACCAAAATCTTTATAAGCATTTATATTAGGTGTATCTCCTGCTCTATTTTCTAAAGTATTTTTCATTGGACTAAATGTAGATATTAAATCTCCAGCAATACCAACTAAATCTCCAGTACCAGGCATTTCAAAACCTGATTTATCTACAAATTTTCCAGCACCATCTATAAATCTACTTGCTACACTACCTGGTTTATCTACAGTTTGTTTTTCTGGTGCTAATTCAGGATGAGAATAACCATCATATTTACCATTCTTGTTTAATACTTGTTCATCAGTTAAAGATATTGTATCAGGTTCACCTTTATCAAATCCTTTTATAAAATCTCCTGCACCATAATCTTTACTTGCTGGTAAACTTTCTCCAAAGTTATTAGCAAAAGTTGGTAATGGTGAATTTGGTTTATTCTCAACAGTAGCATATTTTTTATTTACTGATTTTCCAGTACCAACTACACCTGGAGTAATAATTTGATTTTTAATGTTGAAAATATTTTTATTTGGAATAGGATTACCAAATTCATCAAATTCCACTTCTCCTCCATTCCAATATTTTCTAACACCATTCTCATCTGTACCAAAAGCATACTCTTGTACAGCAGCCATAACTCCATACATTTCTTGAGTTTGTAAATCAGCTTGTTCTTGTTCATTAAGTGCTTCAACACTTCTTGCATGAGCATTTTTTACAGCAATATCCCCTTTAGAATTTTCTAATAATTTATTAAGATTGGTTAGTTTTTTTTCTCTGACTTTTTTTCTTTCAGCCATAGTTTCACCAAACTTCTCAATTCTTTTAGAGTATATTTTAGTTCCTTCTGGAACATTCATATCTACTCCTCCTTCTTCATGTGATGCACCTTTGACTTCTGCTACTTCTCCTGCTGGTGTTTCAATAACTTCTTCACCTTCTACTTCAATAGGACCAGAAGCATTGTTATTTCCCATAGCTGCTATAGTTCTATCTTCAAATACAGATTGTTGCTGTGGAGACATAAAAGTTCCTGAATTAAAATTATTAGAAGCAGGTATTGCATCAGGAGCTAATCCTTCTCCTGATATTTGAGGACTTTTACTTGATGCACTACCACTTTTTCCTGCTCCAGCAGAAATAGCTGTAGAAGCCAATTGACCAGCCATTAAAGTAATAGGAATCCAGGGATTGTTAGCAGCTTTTCTTTCTGCTTCTGCATTCATTATATCTCCTTTAGCTATAGTTGTAGCAGGATTTTCTATATAGTTACTACCAACTCCACTTGAACCATAACCATATTTCTTTTTTGTAGCACATTTTTTTTTCATAATGAAAATGAATTTTTTTACAAATTAATATTTACTATCTTTCAGATACTTTTGAATCCTGTACAGAGAAGTTCATAATTAATCTTGTGGTGTCAAAGGTATCAAATATCAATCTAACCACCAAGAATTTATCTCTAAAACTTTCCATTTCAGTCCAATCTTTATTATAGTCAATTCTATTACTATTAACTATTTTATCTATAAAATAATCTGCTTGTAAACTTGTTAAGTTTTTATTGAATATAGATACATTAGGATTTACAGACAAATCTCTTAAATCATTAATGCACCAATCTCTTTCATTTCTATCAAGATTAATAAATCCTGCTGAATTTTCTACTTGATTGTTCATATATTCTAAATCAACATCTTTTACCAGCATATCAAGAATACCACTTATTTGATGGGTATTATAAGCCATCACTTTATTAAAAGTTATATATCTTTTATCAACATAACTATCTGTAGCAATATCATACTGTTTTGCTTCTGTTTGAAATTTGATTGCATCATATATTTTACTAATCAAAGCATTTGAATTATCAACATACTCTATTATAAAAGGATGTCTTTCTCCATAGAAATTCTGATAATGATTCTTTCTACCATGTCTCCAAATATTTGATAAACCTTCTCTCCAAGAATAAAACTTCTCTTGAACATGCATATAGAAACTTGGTAAATATGAATGCCAAGAAATCCATTTTGTATCTTTCAATGAATAACTCATTGTAAAACTATTGTTTAATAAATTAGTTTCTAATGGAATACCATTCTCATATTCATAAGTCATTACTGGTACTTGTACTTCTACTTCAACTTGTGTTGTTGTAGTTAAACTTCCAAGAAAACCATTTATATCGGTAGCAAATTGTAAAGGAGTAATTATATCTCCAGTACCATCCCAACCCCTTGTATGTTTATATTGCCAATTTCTTTGACTTAAACCTGATGGATATGGATTTACTCCTGCTAATGCTGTTAATAATAAAGCATAATCTCCTGTTGGAACAAAAGGATTAATATTAGCTGTTAAAAAAGCTAATTCCGTTGCATTTAATGTTCTACCTGTAATAGCAGATATACTATGTTGTAACATACCTCTTGTAGGACCAGGAATACTTGTATAAACAATAGGGTATTGTAATCCATGAATACTATATCCAGCAGCAATTAATGCATCATATCTTGTATTGTAATCATTAAAATCATTAATATATTCTGTAGAAGGAGCATCTGTAGGATTACTAATACCACTTGTATGATATTCCCCAGTACCTCCACAATTATTAATAGCTGCTTCATTTACAGTAGAAACTATGATTATGTTTCTACTTATAGTATTAAAATTAGTTATTGGTGTTTCTACACCAACTAAAGGATTTGCTGAATTATCTACTAAAAATATTTGCTGACTGTTTTGTAACCATCTTAATACACTCAACCATGCTTGACCACTACATCTTTCAACAGCTAAAACATAAATCAATCTTCCTGTAAATGTTGGATTATCAATTTTAAATTGAGTAAACCAAGCTAATACAGCTACTTTGACATTAGCAACTCCTGCATTACCAAAACTACCAGACCTATCAAACTGTATAACTATATCACTATTATTAGGAACATTAGTAGTTATTGTTCTTATTTCTATTCTTGTTTCTATTACTGTTTTTTCAAATTTTAATTTACAATTCTCTACACCAATATAATTCCAACCATTAGCTAATCTATTAGCAATAATTTGAGACAAGTTAGGAAATATTACTGTTCCTAAACCTTCATTGCATAATTGATAATCTCCATCAGGTAAACCAGCAATATCAAAATCTTTTTTAGTTATAATCAATCTTTCTTTTTTAGTATCATAAGTAGATATATAACCAACACCAATAGGATTTGATGGATTATTATTATATGGATAATTAATATGATTAGCATTATAATAACTTTCAGCCATTCTAAATTTCATATTTTCTCTAAAATAATTAGAGTTGTATGTATCAGAAATTGGTTGAAGAGATTGCCCATTAAACAAGTACCATTTTTTCTCTTTATGACAAGGAAACAATACTCCATTTTTTGTTTTCAATCTACCCCATTTATGAGTATTACCAGAAGAACTATTATTATCATCAACAATTTTTCTTGGTGGTATATTAAAATATTCTCCTGTTCCAATGAAAGAAATGATATTATCTGTTACTCTTTCTTGAAAATTTTGTGGTTGATGCCATAATGCTTCTTCTGTATGAATATAAAGATTATTTTGTATTCTGAATAAATCAGTTATTACTCCTGTTTCTCCTTCAATATCTTTATAATTGTTTGGTAAAAAGTTTCTAAAATTATCTGTTAATTCTTCTTGAAATGCTTGTTGAGACCAATGTAGTCTATGAGGAAAAGTTTCAGTACAATCTGAACAGCAATCATATTCTAATGGTAAATGGTTATATATTTTTTCTTTGTTTCTTCTTTTATAATCTTGATTGATTTGATATATTTCAGCTAATGCTAATCCTATATATGATTTACCTCCTTTTCTACCACTATTTAAATAAGTTAATTTTTTAACCATGTGAATATCTAAAGAATTTGTAGGAGCAATTTCTCTTGAACCAACTGAATGTATTCCAAAGTATTCTTCATCCCATTCTCCATAAGAAGTTCCTAATTCTCTATTACCAGGAGCATTAAGAAAGTCAGGTGTATTATCAGTAGCACCTTGTCTTAAATTCATATTTACATTAGATTCAAACCATAAATTTAAACATTCTCCTAACCATTGAATTTCATCATCTGGTGGATTTTTAGCAAAACCTCTTTGTTCTCCATTATTAGGGTCTGAATCATATAGAATATAATTATCTACTATTGTTTCTCTTAAACCTTTATCATATAAATCACTATATGCTCTTGCCCAAGCATCTTGTTTTATACCAGAAGCTACAAGTGCTGCTGCTCCACCTACCATAGCTGCTGCTACACCAATTAAAGCTATACTTCCTGCTGTTCCTGCTCCCCAAGTAAAGATAGCAATTACTACAGCAACTATAACAAGTAATCCTGCTACTATATAATTCCATACAGAAGTTTTAGCAGCTCTTTTTCTTAATCTATTATTATAAAATATACTATTTGTATATCTCAAAGGTGTTATATAACTATCCCCATTAAATACATCACATTTTGATTCTGTGGAAGTAAAATATATAGGATTTTTTGTTTCTTTGTAATAAGGTGTTAATCTAAAATTATTATATGGATTAGCATTATCTTTTATCAAATACACATAAGGTACATCATTTACAATAGGAAAGGTAATATTTTCATTTAATGACATTATACCTACTTTGTTATCACAACCAAGATTAAATACATCTACACCTACATCATTTGAATCCTGTATTAATTTATCTCCTAAAGCTGGTAAATAAAATATTTCTTTGATTTTTGAAGCATCAATTTCAAAAGAATTTTTATTTGCAAAATCAGTAATATTATCTCTTGTTTTTATTTGTAATAGAAATCCATCAGGACCATTATTACCATTACCTTGAAATCTACCATTTTCAGCATCTTTCATACCACTTTGATATGAATTACCATCTTGAACATCAATGATTTTTGTTCTACTATGAATAGCTTCATGTCTTGTAAAACTACCTTGTTGAATTATTTTAGTTACATTTTTATATTTTTTATCATTGAATTTAAACTCTGGATTAATTAAACTTACTATATCTTTTTTAACTCTTGCATCATTACTCAATTCTGGCATCAATAAACCAGAAGATACAAATTGTGCATTTTGTATAGTTGAAGTTAAAACTGCACTATCTAATATAGTTTTTTCATCTTCAATTCTTTCATTTCTTACAATGTAATAACCTACTATTTTATTACCATTTAATTCCAATTCAGAAGGAATTTCTATATTAGAAAAATGAATACCAAAAATATCAGAAGTAAATTGTTCATCTTTAGTTTCAACTACATCATTTGATAATGATATTGTATAAGTTAAATTTCTACCTGGTTTTATAGTACCTGTAGGTAATCCTGTTGTAGGACTTAATAAATCTCCATTTGTAGAAGTAGCTGTAAAAACTCCTCCTGAAAGTGTACCAGTAATTCTTAATATATCTCCATTCTCTTGACTTTCATCAAGAGTTATAAAAGTTACTAATGCAGCAACTATTATATTAGAATAATCATTTTCAGATATTATATATGAAGGATTACTACTTGCATAATCAGAAGGTCTAACTTGTCCTATAAATTCATTTAATTCTGTTGCACCATCTTTAGTATAATTAATTTTATACTGAAATGTATTAGCAACTATAGGTACACAAGCTGGGTCATATCCTGGTTCATCTTCTAATGGACAAGTTGTAGGTGTAGGAATACTTCCTGCAATATTTACCTTTATTCTTTTAAATACATTTGTTGTTGAGTTTGAGCTAATTCTTTCTATTAATGGTATATTAACATCTGTTCTTAATGGAAATCTATGATGTCTTACTAATTGACCTGTTAATTGTGTACCTTCTGAATCTACTCCCCAATAATTAATTCCTCCACAACTATCATTATCAGTATATTCATTATCAGCACTTGTGTTATTAAGTGCCATAGGATATATGTTTTGACCAGCATCAAATATAGTATCTGCTGCAATCAAATTGCTTTTTCCTGGTATATGATAAACAGGAGTTAAAGTATTATCATCAAATATATATACAATACCAAAAGAATATATTTCTCCTGGCATGTAACCTAATCCTTCTAAATTAACAGAAGCATGTTTACTATTACCCTCTATTAAGTTATTTAAAGCTACTTTTTTTGTAACCATATCAGCACAGATTTTACTGGCATATTTTTGTAGATTACATAAATTTACTTCTTTACCTTTTACATTTCCTAATAATAATGTATTTTCTACTTGTTCAATACTTTCTGCTTTCTCTATAATATTTTTAAATACTAATACATCTGATTGTGTACCAGAAGATTCAAAATTATTTCCTGTATATGTAAACACATTATTTTGAGTAGAAATTTCTTGTGTAAATTTAGTATCAGTAATTTGTCCTGTACCACCTGTAGCTTCTGTAATAGCTAATCTATAGAAAGGAAAAGTTTCATCTAAATTAGATAATACTACTTTTATAGCTTTATCTGACCTTCCAAAATTTTGATATTCTGTTACTGTATTTGTAGAACCTCTTATATCTTTAAAAGGTAATGTAAAATCACTATTATATACTTGAACTGTTTCACTACTTGTTATAAATTCTGTAGGATTCAAATCCTCATCTAAATATTGAATAGAAAAATTATAACTGCCTGATAATAAGTTACCTCCATTATTTAATACTTCAATTTCATCAAAATTAGGTATTGTTTTATAAATTTTAAATAAATTGAATTTTGAAATATCCCAATCTCCTGTATTATTATCTTGAAACTTTTCTGGTTTTTCTAATATAAATATTCTTGGTTTAGGGTCAATCCAATATATAACTCTTTCACAACCTTTTCTCAATCTAAAAGTTGCATCAATTTGCTGACTTATTTTAAATCCAAATTTTTCAGTTTGATTTACATCACTTACTTGAATAGAAAAATTACATTCTCTATCAACTATTGCTAACATTGAATCACCATTAGTTGAACATAAAAACAATAATGTTTCATCATTACCAATATAAACTTTACCTATTGGTGTAAAACCTTGAGGTATAGGATAACATGGTTCATTAGATTCTTCATTAGCAATGAAACCTTTATCTCCTTCAACTGTTTCATTTACTCCATTTAAAACAAATGTAGTTGCTCCTTGAGGTTGATTTACATAAGAGGTATCTGTACTTAATCCTCCAGGTTGAATTACTGTATTATTATCTCGCATAGTTTGTTATTTTTCTTGAACCATTAAATGTTCTATTTTCAGCAGTACCTAATTTACCAAAGAAACCATAATATCTATTATGATTAGGAATCAAATAATTTGATTGTTCCATTAAATTTTGATATTGGTCCACACCTGTAGGCATTTTAGCTTTATTTTTAAACTGCTTAATATATTTTAACCAATGTTGTTCAGCTATTTGAGCAAGTTGCATAGCACCTTCTCTATGATTCCATGCTTCTGTTTCTTTTACTTTCCAACCAAGATAATAAGTAATAGCTGCTCTTGCTGATTCATCATCAGGTATCATTGGATAACCAGTTTCAGAATCAATCATTTGTCTAATATATGCTAAAGCTATAAGACCACTTTTAAAATTAAATCTCAATTGGTCTTGTACTATTGTATATTCATCTCTATCATCACAATCTCTACAATACACATCTTCCATATCCTTTTCTTTACAAACTAATGTATTTAAAAAAGAATGATTAGCTAATCTTACAGGAGTATATTTAGTTTTTTTATATGTTGAACCAATCCAATTTTGAAAAGATAATGGTAAATTTAATTCCACTACATATTGAGATTGTTCTTCATCCCATGTAACTGAAACTTGTTCATTTGATAAATGTTTAGGTTGTTCATTACAACAATTAATTTCTGTTTCAATTTGAGCAATAGTATTAGATGCACAACTATTTGTGTCTTCTGGTTTTTCCCAATCATTATTTCTTGCTATTTGAGTTATATAATGAAGACCAGGTGGTATAGAAGCATGATAGTTTTTTACTTCAATGAAAGCAATAGCTTCTTCTGATGCACTAACTATTTTCATAAAACCTAATGCTTCTCCTATCCATTCAATAGCATCATCTTCATTTATATCAAGACCTTTAAAATCTCTTTGAAATTTAGCAAGGATTGAATCTATTTTTACAAACTGAAATTTTTGCATATTAATCTAATTTATCAGCTAAAGATTTTTCTTCTTTAGGCATTGTTATTTTTAAAGGGTTTTCTTTAGACCACCATTCTTTACTGAAATATTCATAGTTTGAATCATCTCCTAACATCCATTTTATATCATAAGATTTTCTCAATATAAAACCATTTTCGATTTCTCTTACACTTATGGTATGACTATTTTTAATAATAGTTGCTCCTTCTGGTAACTTAAATTCTCTTTTACCTTCAAATTCTGCTGATTCAATTGCTTTACTTGTTTCTAATGCTGACATAATATTTATTTTTTAATTAGATATTCTTTTCCTTTTTTAATAGTAGCACTTATATTTCTCTTATTAGTTCTGGTTAATCTTAAACTGTAAAGAGTTTTATTTTCAACCATAATTCTTTTTTTAGACCAAATAATTTTATATCTTACTCCATCAGTATGTTCATTAGTACAATATAATAATTTTTTATCTTCTTTAGCTTGAGGATTATTTTTCCAATAAGCTAATGTTTTTGTCCAATCAGGAGCTAACAAAGGTAAACCATTTTCATCAAATCTGATTTTTTGTTTACTACCTCTGATATAAATTGTACCCATTTTAGCAGGTAAAGTTACTTCTTCTCCATCTAAAACTTTATCCAGTAAAAATTTATTATATTTATTTGCTATATCTATGTAAGTTTTAATATCTACTATTAAATGATTGTCTTCTTTAGTATGTAATTGTTTATATAATCTATAACTTTTTCTAATATTACTGTCTGTTTTTATCATTTGTGTCAGATGTGTTATTTGTTATATCTTCTGTCATTTGAGAAAAAATATTTATTAATTCTGGAAAAGACATTTCTAATAATGTTTCTATCATATCTCCATCCATAGGAAATATTTTGTCTAACATACTACCACAATCATCTTCACAATCTGTACAATCTTGTTTACAATAAGATGGAAAATTATATGCTTCAATTGGATTTTCAGGTAATAATTTAATTTTAATTAATTTTGGTACATGTTCTCCATAAACATAAATATATCCATTTTCTAAAATATAATTCATATTCTTTTTAGTATATTTATTACCATCTGAATATAAATATGCTTCTCTTGTTGTTTCAGTAATGATTTTACTACTTTCAATAGTCATAACCCATTGAATGATATGTTTATCCAAATCAGTTAAAACTTTAGGTAATTTTTCTTTTGTTCTATACACTTTACAACCAATAGGAGGTAAACAAGGACAATCATGTTTTTCAACTTGAATTAATTCAACACAAGGCAGTATAACAAAATTCCAATCACTTATCTTTTGTCTTTTTTTAAGCTGTTGAGAAATTAATTTATTTCTTACAGTTTTAAGTTTACTGTAAATATGTCTATTAGATAAACGAGAATCATCACTCCTTACTCCTTTAGAATAAGCAGATTGTACTCTTTCAATTAATTCTCCTATTGTATTTGCCATCTTATTCTTTATTTAATTCTTGGAGCAATTCTTTTGTAAGATTTTCACAATCATACATAATATATTCTCCTGTTTTTAATAACCAAATAACTTTTCTTGATGAAACTTTATATCCTGTTTGTTCAAATAGAAGTTGATAAAAAGAAAGTTGTATTTGATATTTATTAAAGGGAGAATCTAATAATCTTTCAAAAGGAGCTAATAAAGTTTTTTTCTTAAAATTTTTAAATAAGTCTTTATTAGTTTTATAATCAGCAATGATAAAAGTTTTGTTTATAGTATCAAATAATAATATATCTGATGTACCAGCAAACATAAAATATAAATGATACATTCTTAATTCTAAACAAGCAGGAACTATATGAGAAGGAAGGTCATTCCAAAATTTTGTTACAGCAACTTCTTGAGGACAAGAAGGTTTCATAGTTCTATTAAATGGGTAGAGTTCACCAAATAAGTGAACTCTGTTTCCTGTAGTACAAGCTATATTTTTTTCCTCTTCCCATTGAGCTAAAAGAGATTCTTTTGATATTCCTAATCTTATAGCTTTATTTTCAGCTTTTTCATCAAAGTTTACCTTCTCAACAAATTTATCAATTTTTGATGATACAGAACCTTTTAGTTTAATAGAATCTACACTATATTGATGTTTATCTTCATCAAAAGTGAGTTTTTCAAAGTTTGATTTTATATTTTTTATCATTTGTTCCATGCCACAAAGATAAAAAATAATTTTATATATCTTTAACTTCTTCTTTAATTGTTTTATATTGGGTAAGCATTTTTACAAATGACCCTGCTATATCATAACCTGCTCTTTTAATATTTTCAAATACAATTGAATATATTTCAATAGCTGTACAAAAAGCTAAAGTAACTAATGTGATTGTCCAATTTTTATCAGATATATTAAAGAATGTAAAAGATTTAATTAAAAATACTTTTTCTACTCCATATACCAGCAATGTAAAAATAATATAACCGATTCCCTTAACTATAGATTTTCTCAACTTTTCACTTGTAATTGTTTCAATAAGTAAAAGACATTTGTTCAAGAAACCTAACTTCAATTCTCCTTTTTTCTTTTTGAGATTCCTATTCTCTATAAAAGAAGCATATATTCCTGTAGCAAAGTCTATAAAAAAAACTATACCTAATAATTTCCAGGCATTTGTTAAGTCATTTGATATTGCATAATAACTTACAGTTGGTACTAAAATTGTTGCTCCTGTTTTAGTTGTCAATAAAGTTTTTGCGTTTACAATTATTTTTCCAAAATATTGTAAGTATATAAATAAATCTGTCATTAGTTGGGATTTCATATTAGTGTTATTTTAAAACTTTACTTGTAACTTGTGATTTGATTATAAAATGTGTAGCTATTGGTACAATTCCAATCCATTCAGCTACTAATAAACTAAACAGATTAAATACAAAATGTAATGTAAGTCCAATTAGAACTATTCCTGATACAAAATATTTAAAACTTCTGAATGCAATATTAGAACTTAATCCAATTGATAAAATACTACCAATAAAAAATATACTTGCAAATATAT